TGACTTGGAATATTTCCACGTATCAAACGCGGCTCCTGAGCAAGACCAATACAACATGGGTATTGAAAGAGTTGGTACATTAGCAGGTCGTTACCAAGTTTACCGTGACCCTTACTTCCCACCAAACCAAGTGTTAATGGGACACAAAGGAACATCATTGTTAGACACAGGTTACATCTACGCACCGTACGTACCTCTACAATTAACTCCAACTATGTACAATCCGTTCAACTTTACACCAATCAAAGGTATCATGACTAGATACGCTAAGAAAATGGTTAATAACAGATTCTACGGACGTATCACAGTTGATGGTGTTAGAACATTCGACTTAAGAGAATTGAGATAATCAATATCTTGAATGATAATAAAAAGGGACAAGAAATTGTCCCTTTTTTTATTTAAAACTATTTATAATAAAAACAAAAAATGATTAAGCAAAATTGGTGTGTAAGTTCGGAAGAAAAAATAAGGATTATTAATTTACATGAATCTGCAACTAAAAGATTATATCTATCGGAAGATGATAGTAATAAACAATCAGCAGTTCAATCAACAACAAATCCTGATGAAATGACCCTTAAAGGTGAAAGTTTTTTTGCCAATGGAATGTGGAAAGCGTTATCTTCTAAAGGTAAGCAACAATTAGATAGTCAATTAGCCAACGCTGCAAAATTTTTGGCAGCAAAAAAAGGAAGAGTAGTTTATGTAAAAATCATTGCGGGAGAATCCCAAGTAACTAATACTGATAATGAAGTACCTAGTCACCCTAAGGTCGACCCAGGATATCTTTCAGAAAAAAGGGCTACCACAATGAAAACTTATTTAACTCAATATTTTGACAACTTATTGAGTCAAGGTATTATATCTCAATCACCAATATTTGAAGCACCTGAGGTTATTATTGGTTCAACTACTTACACTAAAGGAGTTGATAATCCAAATGACAAAAAATATAAATCTGAAAGATTTGTTAACGTAGAATTAAAATTACAATCTCCAGCAAAATGTGTTGTAGGGTTAACTGTTGAGGTTATGTATAATGAAAATAAAGATGCGTCACCATCAGTGTCAATACCAGACGGAAAACCATTTACTTGTAGAGGAGGCCATAGATGCGATGAGGCAACTTTTAATGTAAAATTAAATGGTGTTGTTATAGGTGTTGCGAATTTAAATAATAGAGTTGATGGTGGTTCAAGAACAAGTAAGCCTTTAATAGTTACAGATGCTCAAGCAAAACAAATTATCGGGAATCAAAGTAAGGATATTATAATTAGTTTACAATGTATTTCAGGTTCTAATTGTCACTCAAGCACACCTGAAGTTAAAATCAGTAAGGGGTCTTCAGTTATATATTGGGGTTGTTCTCCATCACTTGCAGCTAGAGGTGAAACCAACGAAAAAACAATATTAGTATTAGATAATTGTGGTAATTTAAAACAAAAAGGTGTTGAAACCGAAAATAAAGGGGAAGGTAAATCTACTACCCAACAATCTAAACTTACAGGTAACACAGTTGAATACGCAGCAGGTAAACCTGATGAAATGGTAAAATATTTAATATCTAACGCATTCATTAATTCTACACCTGAGAAAGATGGTACTTATGTTGCTTTAAAACCAATTGCCAGTTATGGTATTAAGGTTGGGGATAAAGTTAAAATTGTTAAATCATCAGGAGAAAAGGTACCTTCAAATGCTAAAATTATTACGGTTAAGACAGTTAATGCAGATACCCCTCAAGTTGCGGTTAAGAAATTTATAGATAACAAGTTTGCGGTTACTACCGACAAACCAAACGTATTGAAAATAGTTAAAGACACGGGTTATAACAGAGTTATGTATAAACCAAGTGATTACATCACCTTTGTTCAAGGATAATTAATTTCCCGACTGAGTAGTATCCACAGTTATTTTTACGTCCTCAAATAATTTCTTATCTTCTTTTGGCATTTTACCAAAACTCTTTTTGTATGCTCTGTGGCACATTCTTGCGAATTTTTTTTCGGTAACCATTTTACCATTTGCCAATTCAATAGTTTTTTGAGTTGCACATGAAGTTAATAATACTATTGAGAATAAAATTACAATTGAGTTTTTCATATCTTATCTTTATTTGATTACAGTACAAATATATACATTTTTTCTTGATTCCAAAAACATTTTGAATATATTTATTTTTAGATTTTAGTTTATCAGTCCCCAGCCCTAACAAGCTGTTGAGTATTCACGGACACTAAGGTATTGGTAACATAGTCATTAACTATAATAAAATTAAAAAAATGTATTACACAACAACTAACGTGAGCAAACCGACTGCTCACATCACAAAGAAAAAGTCGCGTCTTAAAGTCTACAATGGTCACGTCGTATTTCTTAACGACAAAGACAATTTTGAATTTGAAATTCATAATCCAACACACAAATCTGTTCTCTGTAAAATCAAATTAAATGGTGAGTATATCTCAACAAGTGGTATTGTTATTAGACCAGGTCAAAGGGTGTTTTTAGAACGTTTCCTTGACTCTAATAACAAGTTTGAGTTCAGTACCTACGAAGTAAAAGATACGTCTGAAAACAGGTCTGCAATTGATTTAAACGGGGACGTAAGAATTGAGTTCTATAACGAACAAACATATCAACCAAATTATGGTACAACATTAGGGTTAAATGGAACTGTAAATACTACCATCAACACAGGTTCACCATACTATGGAGATATGACATTTACAACATCAAACTCCTCAATACCAACTTCATTTTACTCTAATTCATCAATGGTTGGAGGTTCAACACCACAAGGTCCAAACATTAGAAGTCTTAAATCAAAAAAATCTATTGAAACAGGTAGAGTCGAGAAAGGTGAAAAATCAAATCAAAAATTTACTAATTCTTACCAAAATTTTGAATACAATGTATCTAATCAAATTAGTTTAAAAATATTACCATTAGGTACTAAAAATAAAACTACAGATGAGATTAAACAATATTGTACTGAATGTGGTACCAAGACAAAATCAAAATATAAATTTTGTCCGTCTTGTGGAAATAAATTATAAATAAAAAAGGGGTTCCGTGAGACCCCTTTTTTTATTCTTCAGTTTTTGGTGAATTTAATATTCGTAAAGATTTTGATACTAATTCAGATTCTTGTAAACTAAATAAATTAGCTCTGTATGCAAATTCTAAAGCTTGGGTTAGAACATAATAAGATTGTTCGTATGTTAAATTATCAGTTAGAATTGAGATATCTTCAGGTGAATAATATGCCATACTATCAAAAAGTAATCCGATAGGTTGTTTTTCTTGTTCCATAATGTGTTATCAATATATTTATAGTAAGTATATGAAAAAAAATAGAATTAGTGAAGCGACAGGGTCAGGTTCTTCGGGTCATTTTAAAGTCCCAATAGTACTTGCACCACAAGAATGGAAACCAGACCAATTGGCACCATTCAATACTCCTGTTTATCAATATACTAATGCAGAATTGGCATATGAAGAGGCAGATGATGATTTTAAAGAATCACCTGAACAAAGAGCCAAAATTGAAAAGAAAACTGAAATGTTATCAAAAGTAGATACATATTTAAAACAATTTTATACAGACCAAAATGATGATGAAGGTGGTAGTTTAAATGATATTGAATCTCCTGATGATATTATTAAAAAAGCGGTTGGTCCACTTAAAGAAGATTTAGCGGTATGGTTTGGAACCAAAAAAAAACCAAAAGGTAGTAAACAACCAAAAGGTCCTTGGGTTAATATCTGTCGTAAAGTTGATGGTAAACACCCTCCATGTGGTAGACCTGAAGCATCAGATAAAGGATATCCTAAATGTCGTGCGGCAGGTGTTGCGTCAAAAATGAGTGACTCCCAAAAGAAAAGTGCTTGTCAACAAAAAAGAAGAGCTGAAAAGTCACATTCAAAAACGGGAACAGGTAATAAACCTAAGATGGTTTCATATAAACCAAAAAATGAATCAATGAAAAAAACAATAAGATTAACAGAAAACGATTTATTAAGATTAGTTGAGAAGGTTTTAAACGAACAAACGTCTCCTAACTTTGATTATAAACTATTAAAAGACGATTCGTTTAGAGAAAATACTTCAGGTAAAGCATTATATTTTGTAAAAAATGGTAACACTTATGATGTTTGGTTTGAAACAGAAGAAGGAAAAATTATTTCAGCGGGACTTAAACTACCAACAAGAGATGAATTAGGTATTATTTTTGATAAAGTTAATAAATCTTTTCCTCCAAACGAAGCCGCGAAATTAGGTAGAAAAATCATAAGAACAATTACAACGTCTCAAGGTATGGGAGATAATGGTAGTAGTACATTACCTTTAACTGTTGCCTTTACAGATGGTGATGGAGTACCAAAGGTAGGTACTTTACAATATATGAAATATCCTTTAGATACATTTAAAGGTGAAGAAATACCTTTAAAAGATAAAGCTGAAGTAACTGGAGATGATTATTTTGTCTATATAAAACCAAGTCAAAAAGACAAATACGGCAGAGGGTTATCAACTGCCGTACAAATTAAAGATACTGCTGAAGAATTTTAGTAATACATCATTAATGTAACTCTTGAGACACCATTAGAATACTTGAAAATAGCGACCAAGAATTTTGGTTTGTCTAAACTATGAGTACCATAATCTGTCATAACTCGATTAGAACCATCACTATTATAGATGATGGTTTTTTTATTGTAGTAATAATTGAAACCATCGTCCATTCTAACTTTTTCATAAGTTGAGTCACCTACTTGAATCCACTCCATAGAATCCAACGAAACCCCAGTTTGGTTTACACATTCAATTAATAAAGTACGTTCTTCAATACCTAAACTATTGAATAGTCCTTGATTCATCGGTCCAAGGTACTGAGAGTATCCAACAACTGAACTTAATAAAAGTGCGAATGATAAGATTAATTTTTTCATAAAACGAAGATACAATTATTTTTTTATTATACAAATTATTTTTTTAAAATTGTTGTGTCAATGACCACAACAGTGTCTTTTGGTTTTGTAATTATAGGTGTGTCAATAACCTTTTCTTTAGGTTTATTTATCACTTTAATTTTTGGGGTGTCAATGTGGATAACTTCAGGTTTAATCTCCTCAACGATTATTTCTTTAACCTTAGGTTTATTTCTCTCTTCATTGTCTATGTAATCATTAATACTATTAAACACATTAACAAAAATAACAAGGAAAAAAAGAATTACAAAAAACAATATAACAAGACCCCCAATAAATGTTTTTCTAAATGGGCTATTTTTCATTATAGTGATTTTATGATGTTTTGTAATGAGTGTTTTATGTTTGAAGTTATTTCATTTTCAAACACTTCTCTACGTCTTTCAACTTCATTATCAAATAAATTAGTAATTAAATGCCATGATTTGTCTTCTAAGAAGACTGTGTAAGAGTAAACGTGATTAATCACTTTTACACTATAATTTTCTAAAATTACAAAGATTTGTAATTCTTCGTTACGGATATAACGTTTATTAGAAATTGGGGTTAACAGTAAAACAGTATCGTCTTTTGCAATTAATTTTTTACAAATTGTGATACAATCCCTTTCGTATGCTGATTTTTTGACTTGGGGATTTGACATTCTAGAAAAAGAAATGTACTTTTTTTGAATTAGTCGTTTTAAGTTATGGGCAATATTTTTCATTTAGTTTATTGTATATATGTTGACTACAAATATAAGTCAATTAAAACAATAAAAAAAATACTTGGATAAATTTTTTTTTAACAATATGAACCAGAACAATGTTTCTTACCGTCTAACCCTTTGATTTTACCTTTACATACTTGAACCGCATATCCGTTTGCATATGCTGAAGGATAAACTTTAAATTTTGATTTTGCGGCAGATTTACCTCTAGCACAAAGTGGCGTCCCTGTTTTTTTTCTACCTTCATTAATATCTTCGTAGTCAACATATTCTTTTGACATTTCATTTTTGAAAAAATCAAATACTTGGTCAATATTAGTTTTTGCTTCTGATATATGGTCATCGGCCCAATCATGTCCATTTTGGATAATTTCGTCAAGTTTGTCTTGGTCCATTTCCAACATCATTTCGCATTGTCTTTTTATTTGTTCTAAATTACTAAAGAACATATAATTCGCTCTTTCTTGTTCTGATAAAACTTTTTTAACTAATCTTGTGATATCTGACTCTGTCAGTTTTACTATTTTTGCCATGTTATTTCTTATTTACAATATTAAAAGTTAATTCTTTCTTATAAGTATCCTTTTCACCCGAAGTATTCACTTGAATATCAACGTAGTATTGATTTGGAATTTTATCTCTCATATCAAATATAAAATAATACTCATTTGGTGTTCTATTGATTGGAGTCCAATCTTGAACTTGGACTTCGGTAGTTCCTTCTTTAACATATACTCTATAAAACGCAGATACATTTTGTAGTAGAACTTGTCCTGTGTATGCTTTCTTAATTGTTACACCAACTTTTCTAATGTCAGAATTAAGGATTTGTTCGTTTTGTAATATACCATAAAAGTCAAATCCAAATTTTATTGGGTCTTTAGATAATGAACCAATTTGAATACCTGCATTATATTGTTGTAATACAAATTGATTTGTAACATTTGGGATTGATTGTCCATTGATTGTTAATCCTGACCACACATCATAATATTGACATGGAGTGGCACCTGTAAATCCATTAGGGACAATTACTTCATAAACTCCTCTTGTTTTTAAACAAGTTGATAAAGTTGCCATACCAGGAACTGCATCACCATTTCTGTCTTCAATTCGAACTGTTGGGTCGGCGTCTAAATTAACCAAATCTCCATTTTGATATATGTAAAGATATAATCTATTTGTTTGATTCTTTAAAAATACGTTTCTATCATCTTTAATAATATCATCGTATGTTGTTTGTAAGAATGGTTGGTAAAATGTTTGAGTATGTCTTGAAAAGAATGCTACACTATAACTGTCAGTTAAACCAGTAATGTTTTCAATCTGCGGTAAGTAAGCAACTCCCCATCCTGTGACACCTGTAATTGTTCCATTTAATATACCGTTTATTTCATTGGTCATATCCATGTTAATATCTTCATTACCAAGTTCAAAGTGTTGTCTGGCAACAATAGTTAATCCTGAATAATTTACGGTGCCTTGGTTTTTATTATTATAAACACCAGGTTGAGACCAATTATCAATTGTGGTTGTTTGATACCAATTGGACGGTCTTGTTGAAAAAGACCTACTATCAACATAAGTTAATGGAGTTGACCCACCATAAGAACTATTGTGGTTAATATTAAAATCGGTGTAATCATAGCCAACACCCTCGTCCCAATATTGAGGAGTTCCTGTGTTACCTGAAGTTTCAGGAATTCTAAATAAAATTAAATCAAATGAGGTTGCTCTTCTTCTTTCATTTGACATAAAAGTATTCAATAGTTCATTATCAAATGAAGAAGTATTTGTCATTTTAAGAACATGAGTCATCCCTGTGGTACATCCTGTAGATATAACACCTGTGGCAATATTTTCATATAATAAACCTAAATCTAAATTAAATAAAAATCTGCTGTAACCATAATTTGGAATTATGTAATCCGACGCTCCGAAATTTAACTCAACAACAGGGTTTCTTCCCGTATTAACATACGAATTTGAAATTATTGTATTGTTCTTATCTATGTATGACCTTAAAATTGACATTAATGTTTTTACAATAAATATCAATTAAGTCGAATATTCTCATTAAGAATTTTTTGACTTGCATTTTGTAACTCTGTTAATATGTCAGAAACCGAAGTCCCATCTTGTGTAACAGTTACTGGAGGTAGTCCAGGGTAGGCATGTGTATGTGTTAATAAGAATCTTGTAATTAAATTAATTAACTCCATTAATTCTTCACCTCTAACCAAACTTGATGTTTTTGGTAAAATTTCATCAACAAATTGGTCACCGTTAATACCGTATAAAGTATCATCAAAGTTAATCTTACCCTTACCTGGTATTGTTGAAATTTGGGATAATAAAAATAATGTATCACTACCTAAAGCACCATATGTTGTTGGGTTACTTGTATATGATTCTTGAGGTACAATAGTTGACTTATAACTCATAGGAATACCAACTCTATCTTTAGCATAAATTAACCCATAACCACCTTGTTTAAGTGCGGAATAAAGTTTAACTTGATTAAAAATCTCAGAAATGTTTTTATATTCAATTCCTGTTGTTGATGTTGTTCCTGTTGTACTTCCTGGAGTTAAATAAGAATATGTTAAACCATTAGGTCTATAAAACATTGCAAATTTATTATTTTCACTTGCAAATAGTTGTATACCTGAAGTTGTGGTTGTCTTACTATTACAAGTTTGAATAAAATTATTAATAAATGCAACAACCTCGCTTTTTGATAACATTGTAAATGATTCTAAAGCAACTAAAGTTTTTAAATTTTCTTTAACCATAGTACCTACCGTTAAATTTTTAGAATTTGTAGAAATATCATTTTTTAGTTGATATAGATAAACCTCTCCCGCAAATTTATCTTGAGTATTTTCAGGGTTAGTTATTACCCACTCAATAAGATATTTTACTGCAACAACAACTTCATTGGCTTCCGAAACAATTTTATCAGGTTGTTTAATTTTTGTTTTATTAAATCTTGAAAGTTGTAAGAATCCTCTTTTTTGATTTGCAACAGGTGGTACATTTGGTTGAAGCATGCTTCCAGTAAATTTACCAGCTCTTATTAAAACTTCATTTTCTTTTACAACAACGTCAGCACTTCCTCGACCCAATATTGCGTTATCGCCTGGCTCAGGAAAAACGCCTTTATGGATTGCTTGGTCGGTATACGTTCCATCTTGATTTTTTAAAGGTTTTGGATTTTTTAATTGGGTACCAGTACCTGTAAATTTATTACCTCCTTGATAAAACTCAAAATTTGTTGTTGTTGGACTTGAAAACGTATTTTGTATATAATACTGATTTTGATATCTAAAATCTTTATTTACATAAAGTACCTGTGACATTTCTCCCACTTTGGGTACTTGATACATAAAATACGGCATAAGAGGATTAAAAATAAAAGGGTCTCTTGCCGTCCACACATCTTTTTCTTCATCCCATGGAGGGTCAGTTATTGCTTTAACAATATCGGCATAGTTATCAACCAAAAGTTTAGCTCTAATTCTACCCAACATCATTGGGTCATCATTTGAAATTACTTGTACTTGAAAAAATATTGAACTATTACTCATTTTTTCTTGATTGATATTCGTTTAAAGTGTTATTATATAATTCTTCAACTTTATCCAAATAGATAGTTAATCCAATTATATTATTTTTTGTTTCATCAAAATCAGTTGATAGTTTATCCATAAATTCAATTAATTTTGAATTAGGTAAATTTTTCAAATCTGATTGTTCTTTGACGATATTTTCAAATTCTTCTTTTTTCATATTATACTGATACTCCGTAAATATCTATAGGGCCACCAGCTCCTACTCCAATGGCATCTAATTTGCCATTTTCGGCTTTTTCTTTTTCGGCACCTCTATGAGTCATAAGATTATATATCCCCATTAAATTTGGAGAACCATCAGGAAGAGTACCTGTAGGTATGCCAACTGATTGTAATAATTCTATTGTGTTTATGGTAGACCTTTCAGGTGATGTACCTGGTAAAAGTTTGGTTAAAAGTAATAATGGTTTAGGTATTCCTGGTCCACCAGCAAGACCATTTATTAAATTTAATAATGTTAAAATATCATCAACCAATGATTTACACTTTCTATAATCATCAATTAATTGAGAGATTGCTATTGCAATATTTACTAGTCTTAAAATGGTTGCATATCGTTTTTCTAACTTACCTTTTACAATGTCTTGAATTATCGTACTCAAAAGATTTATAATATCTTTCTTTAAAATCTCATATAACGACTCAAGAAAAATTGCGCCTATTTTTGAAGTAACTTCAATGTTAAAAGTTTTAAACGTTTTTAAGAAATCGACTTGATTGTTAACAATATTGTTAACTCCACCCGCAATTGTGTTTCCCGATTGGATATAAGTGTTTCCTGAAGTTACCGCTTGATTGTAGTTATTTTTTGCCTCACTCTCAACAACTTGTAGTAATACAAATATTGGAAATAAAACTTTAGGACTTAATACTGAAGAGGCAACTGCTAAAGGTATTTGTTTTAGAATATCTTTATTAACCGCAACCTCTAAATTAAAATTAGTTGGTAAAAATACTTTCCAATCAGGATTTTGATAGATTGAATCTAACACTGAATTTAATTCTTTTACTTGAGCTTCGGTGGATAATTCATCGTTTTCTCTAAATTTAATTAACCCATCAGTTAAAGTATTGTAATCAACAGGTAATTTAACATTGTTACAATCTTCAAACTCCATAACACCGTTTTGGATATTGGTTAACCTTATTTCAATATTTCGTAAATCTACTTCCGTAAGTTCAAAAAATGTTTCGTCAACACCATCTAATTCGCCAACTTTAGAAATACCACTAACATCAATTTCTCTTCTAGAATCAAAACAAAGTCCTAATATTCTTTGTATGAATAATGAAAATTGTGATTGATTTGTAATGTCCTCCGCTCCTAATTGAGATTGTATGTCTATTGCTCCTGATATTAGATTTACTAATGACGCCCCAAAATCAACACTATCAATTAATTTAATTGTTCCGTAATAGTCTTTTAAAAAATCACCGACTTTATTTGTCGGAGAATTTGCAGTTGTTCCACTTATTAGTGCAACTCTATAACAATCTTGATTTACGCCATATTGATTTGTTGGGGAGTATTGAAAATCAAATAAATTTTGACCTGAAATACCTTGATAGTATTTTCCATATTCAGAATAAAAAGATGTTCCAGCATTTGCACCATCCATTCTAAGATTTAATGTCTTATTCATTGGAAATGGTTTTTTACCACCATAAGGTTTAAAAACACCATCTTGGACACTAGGTAATGGTTTTTCGTAAATTATTTTACCAACTTTAGAATCTACTGAAGTTTTTAAAATACTGGCAATGTCTAATGACTGAACAGGGACATAAATTCCCTGACCAACGGGTAATGTACTTAAAGGGTTTAATTGTAATGTTGAGGTTGAGTATCCTTGAAACGTTTGCTCTTGAGAACACCCTAACGCCTTTAACGCCTCTTCACTAATTATTTGTTGAACTTTAGGTTCTATTTTGACGCTAACTTCTAATAACTTTTTTTTTAAGTAATCAAGTGTTGAAGAACCGCTTCCATTTGCCAAACCAATTAAATCTAATAATTGGTCAAAAGATGTTGGAGGTTGTCTTAGATATCTTTTTTGTTGTGTGGATATTTTATCTAAAGAAGATGCTAAATTTGAGATAGATTCTGATTGAGAATTACCCGCAGAGCGTGACAATTGCTTTGCAGACTTAGAAATCTCAATGTAACTTTTAATTGAACTAATCTTACTTTTTGATGAATCAAATCCTTGATTTAAATCTAATGCTGACATTTTATCTCATTTTATATGTTTCCTCATCGTTAGACACGTCCTTATCAATTAAATTTTGAATAAGGTCGTCATCTAAATCTGCAAGAGAAAACGATTCAGTATTATTATTTGATTTTTCCCAAATACTAGATTGTAATTTTGATAGACTTATTTTTTTATCAACACAATCATTAACAATTTTTTGTTGTTTTTCAATTACAGGTCCAATTGTTGTCATGTCTTCAGGGTCTTTCAACATGGTTAACATTTTATTTTGGATTCTAATTGCAGTTTGTCTCTGTTCTACAAGTTCATTGTAGATTTCTTGCATTAAAGATAAAATTGAATCTTTAGTGAAATTTATTTCTTTTCTTTGTGGTCTAGGCATATCTATAAATACTTTTTAATCGGTTTTCATTTTAGTTTGAATTAAAATATACAACTTTTTAAATCTCTTAATAGAACTGCGTATTTCTTTAGTACTAAGATTTGTCATTTCTCTTAATGATAAAAGAATAACATTCTTATTAAATTTGTTATTATCCGCTCCCGAAAAAATTGATTCATAATTATCAAATAAATCAATTAACGCATAACCTAATTTTCTTTCATTATCGTTTAAATTTTCAGTATCAATAAAATCTTTTAATTCTTTTAGATATTGAGTAATGATAACACTAGTGTCTACCACTTCCTCATCTATTCGGTACATCATATCAGGTCTTTCTTCAATACTTTCAGACATGTCCTCGTATGATACTTTTCTGTTTATTTCTTTTTGGTCTTTAATAATTTGACCCATTAAATAATTTTTACAGATTGTACCAAAGTACGAATACGCTTTCTTTTCTTTTGAAGGTTTAAATTTATCAACCTTAGTCATTAAAAAAGAATGAGTGTCACAATGGATTTCAATAAAATCCATATCCTTACGATATAATTTATATCTCCTTATGATAGACGAAATCATCTTATCAAGAGGGCCTCTTAAGTATTCGTTATATATTTTGTTTTTTTCTTCTGCGGTTTCCGCCAATAGAAAATTTCTAACTGCGGTCTCTTCTCTTACGTCAAAATAATTTACATTTACTGTCTTTCTACCTCTTTTTTTGGATGAAACATCTTCTGTCGTTGCAGATAGAGTTTCTTGCATTATACATTTTCAGTTTGATAATTTATGGCTCTATCATCAACAAAGAAAAATTCTTTTTTTGCCGTTTGAATCCAAAATTTTACTTCATCTTCAATCATCTTATCTTGACCAAATTTATAATTCCAAAATATTGAACCCTCTCTCATATTAGTATGTTTATAACCAAGTTTTGGAATAGTCATAATTGATACTGAATTATAAGTTAGTCTTAATAAGAATTCATAAATAAAAGTTAATTTGATTGAGGGCTTAAATCCTCCAAAATCCTCAATAACTTCTTTTTTAATTACAGAACCAGCGGTTTGAAAGTTTTGATAATCTTGTAAAGTTTCGTTAGTTAATATACCCATTTCTTGACTAAAATTAGCTGCAAATGTTGCTTCATTAGTAAACCCTGCGAATAAACCTTTTTCGTCAGTTTCAACAACAACAGGTAAAAATACTTGTGTTTGAGGATAAGAGTCAATATATTTTTTAACATTCTTAAACCAAATTGATGAATACTCATCATCAAACTCAAATAAAGAAATCCAAGTACCCTTGGCGTTTTTAACACCATAATTAATTTGTTCACAATAATTAGGTTCTTTATCCCACAATAATTTTGTGACATTAAGAGTACCAAAATCATAATCATTTAAATGTTTGATTAATGATTCTTCGGATGTATGTACTATTAATAATTCCTCAATTTCAACTGTTTGTGTTTTAATTGATGTGATAGCTTTTTCAAAATATTCATCAAAGTCTTTTGCTTTAGATGATTTAATTGGTAATATTACGGATAGTGATAATTTGTTATTCATATTATTCTTCAGTTTTAGCGATTTGTTCTTCAAATGAATCTGCCCTTAGATTTAAATACCCTTCAAATAAAGAAGTAACGGTAGAATCAAATTCTTGTTTATTAGTATAATTTTCAACAGTTTTTTTCATGTTGTCATAAAGTTCAGGTTTGATATTATCTTCTAACCAATTTTGAATAAAGTCGGCAATAAAATCACAAAATAGTGTAGGGTTAGTAATCCAAATACCGTTATCCTCATTCATCCACTCAGGTTGCATGTAAGGTACTTTACCAATTACTGGTACTCCTGAAGCCATTGATTCTAATGGGAATGTACCGAATCCACTTTGTTCGTCAATCCAAACACTAACAAAACAATCTCTTAAAGAATTTCCAAATTCAATTTCAGAAAGACCTCTTAAATCTCTAAATGTGAACCATCTATATTGAGGGAATTTAAGGTAAAATGTTTTAATAATGTTAATTGTATCTGATTGGTCTTTAGTATGAACACCAATGATTGGCATTGCAGGTAAAGTTTTTGGGTAAAAGCTATCGGTAATTAAAGGTTTAATAATATCAAAACTTGTTTGTCTCATAACCGTTTCAATATATTCCTCTTGTTTTTTTGTAGTTGTAATACATTTTAAGAATCCGTATTGTTGCCAATTTTGACCAGGTTGTAGAGTTTCTACAATATTATTATAGTTTTGAGTTAAAACTATTTTACCGCAAGGTAAGTTTTTAATTTGTTCCATAATGTAACCAAATAATTCAGGTACGATTATAAAATCTTCAGGAGAAATCTCCAAATTTTGACCTTCAATTGATTTGTGTGGGATTGACATATATTCTTCGTCAAGCCAAGCAATAACGCCAGCGTAATCTGATTTTTCATGAAGGATTATAGGATTAAATCCTGAATCTAAAAGGGTTTTAGCCATTTGATAAATTAATCTAACAGACGCTCTTGCATTCCCTTTAGTATCTTGTACTAAGAAATAAATTCTAGATTTCTTGTCTCTTAGATTTTGAATCGACTGTTTTACTTTTTCGTTTAAAGATGTTTCCATATTAATAATGATTTATAAGTTTTTTGTTTAATAAGCTATTGAATGCCAATCTGAATGGTATACTAGTACTTGTACTTGATTTTAAACCTAATTGTTCGTCAATTTCTTCGTGTTCTGTTAATACTGTATCCATTAACATTTTCACCATTTCAAATTTTATGATGTTAATTTTCATTTCTGTAGTACCTGAAATTTCTTCAGGGGGAAATTGATTTGTCATATCCAAGTATTCTTCTACTTTGTCCAAATCAATATAGTAATTTTGTCCTAATACTTTAATCATATATCTCTGTTATTTTTGTTTTTAGTTGTTTAAAATGCGTTATTGAATGGTTTGTTTCAATATCAGAATTATATGAAGTTTCATATTTAATAACCATTTTTCCTTCAGGATGGTTTAATAATAGTTTAGGATTTGCAGTAAGTAAAACGTCTATTGAATCCCATAGTGAATTAATTGTTGATTCACTATAAAATTTTACCGTCTCAACTAAACAACCAAATTTTGAAATAAAGAAAAGAGATGCAGGTTTTGATTTACCCATTTCATCGGAAACAATTAGTATGTCATGATTATCTCTCATGTCTAAATAGAATTCGTTAAAATCCATCATACTTGAAATTTCAACCGAGCCAGCATGACCAAAAATTTCCATGGTATGTTCTTTATATAAAAAATTATATAATTCATCTTCATCTTTAAATTTAAGATGTTTTAATATATTCAAAGTGGTCAAATCAGATAATACTTCGTACTCTGATTTTTCCTCATCTTCTTTGAATGGATTTTCTAAATACCATTTTTCATACTCTTGTTGAATTTTTCTTAAAGTATCTCTTAAAACACCATTCAACTCTACCCCTATTCTCATTCTGTTTCGTTATCGTATTTTTGTAAGATTTTACTAATTAAAGGATTTCTAACAATATCATTTTTATCTTTAAACTCAAAGGTTGAGATGTTTTCATCTCCCCTAAATTTTTCAATTGCATCCCACAATCCACTATGTGTTTTGTTTTTGTATCTATCAGATTGTTCAACGTCACCTGAAATAAAGAATTTACTATTAAATCCAATTCTTGTTAATAATAACTTCATTTGACTTGGAGTTGCATTTTGACCTTCTTCAAAAATTAAAATTGAATTATCAATGTTCATACCTCTCATAAACGCCAATGCAAAAACTTCAATAACCTCAATCTCTTTTAATTTTTCTCTTGTCTCTTTTCCAATTATTTTGTTTAACAAATAATAAGATGGGAAAATATAAGGGTCTAATTTTTCTTCAACATTACCAGGTAAACTACCTAATTTTTCTTCAGCCTCAACAGCTGGTCTTACAATAATAATTTTTTCATAGGGTGTGTTTGGGTCTGAGATTAAATCAATCGCAGCTTTCATTGTAATATAACTTTTACCCACACCTGCAGGACCAGAACAAATTGTTACCTCACTTGAAATTAATTTATCGTAATAATTTTTTTGTGTCTGAGTTAAAAATTTTTCTTTTGTTTTTCTTTTAATAATTGAACAAATTATTTCTTTTTTTGTTCTTACCGATTTCTCCTCATAAGTCGAAGGAGTAGGTGTTGGTTTTTTAGTTTGTCTTGCCATTAGAGTAATTTAATTTATTTATATTCAACATATTCTTTTTGTTCTCTAACTTCTGAATTAGTTAGTTCATTAATTTTGTTTTTAACTGAAAATCTTTCATCATTTGTAAAGTATACTTTTCTTGCTAAATCAACAAATTCTGCATCCCATCTTTTTTCAACTTCTAACACTCTTAGTTTGTCTTCAACTTCCCAAAGTTTAGAATTAATATCTACTAACATATGGTATTGTTTTGAAATTTCTTCATCGTTTAGATAATATGATGACATATTATATAATAATTCAAACTCTTTATTAATAAATTCTAATTTTTCAGGATTAGAAACTTTAATTTTTTTTACATGAAGAATTGATAATTTATCAATTAATTCACCAATACTTACTGGTACATTTATCATTTTTTTTATTTTTTAGTATAATAATTTATCCAAAATTCCAACATTTCATCTAACATTGTTTCAAAGGTGTATTCTGGAGTCCACCCTGTAATATTATTTAATTTAGAACTATCACCTTTTAAATTGTGAAGTTCCTCTGGTCGTAAAAATTTTTCATCAACAGTTACATAATCTCTAAAATTTAATCCAAATTTTGAGAATGTATACTCACATAAATCTTGTACTGAATGAGATATACCCGTTGAACATACAAAATCATCTGGTTTATCTTGTTGTAATATCATCCACATTGCTTTTACATAATCTTTAGCGTGTCCCCAATCTCTTGTGGCCTCCAAATTACCTAATTTTAATTCATTAGATAATCCTAAATGTATTTTTACGACTTCTTTACAAACTTTATTAGTTACAAAATTTGTCCCTCTTCTTGGTGATTCGTGATTAAACAAAATACCATTAGAAATAAACATACCATATGAGTTTCGGTAGTTTCTTACAATGTTATAACTAAACACTTTAGCACATCCATAAGGAGATACAGGATTTAATGGGGTAGATTCTCTTTGGAATCCATCTTCGTCAATGGAATTTCCAAACATTTCTGAAGAAGATGCTTGGTATATTTTAACGGATGGTTTAATTAATTTAACCGCCTCTAATAAATTAAGAGTTCCAATACCCGTAACATTGGCGGTATATATTGGTTGGTCAAATGAAATCCTAACATGTGACTGAGCAGCTAAGTTGTAAATTTCATCAGGATTTGTTTTTTGAATTACTGATATTAAAGAAGATAAATCTGTTAAATCTGCATAATGTAATTTAATTTGATTGAATATGTTATCCAATCTTGCCGTTTGATTTTCGGCAACTGAGTTTCTTTTTAAGGTACCATGAACTTCATATCCTTTATCAAGTAAAAACTCTGCTAAATAAGAACCGTCTTGTCCGTTGATTCCTGTTATAAGTGCAATTTTTTTTGACATTTAATTTAATCTTGTGTAGTTTAATTGTGAGTTTGAGAAAATTGAAAATGTTGATAGATTTGATTTAGTGCAAACTAATTTTTTAGTCATTCCTAATGTATATGCCCCAAAAACAATTTCTTGTATGTGTTGTTTAATTGATTCCTCGTCATTTTTTAATTTAAAGAATGGGTTGTCTTCAGTTTTTGATGACGTAAATTCATCAAAAGTTATTAGTTTATTACCATATCTTTGTCTGAATTGGTTTAAATCATTAAGGTTATCACACATTAAAAATACATTTTCAAACTCTTCTTTTTCTAATATATTAAAGATTTCAGATAAATCTATTGTTGGTATATGATGCACATCTGCCATATCTGTGGCTCTCCTATGAAATCCTATAGTTTTTGTAAAATCAATTTGGGAATGTCTTGATGAAAACAATTGTTTCATTTCGTCATTTAATATGAAATTTTCCTTAATAATTGATTCACACATTTTTAAGTTTTCAAGTGTAAATGTTTCACTTTCATAAGCATTTAATGGTGAAATATAATTGACCAATTCAATATTAGAATAATCATTAATATTTGTTAAGTAATCATTTTTATCTTGAACAAAACAAACATCATAAATATTTTGACTACCGTATCCTACAATGTCTGATAGGTCGTAATAAATTTTTAATTTTTCGTCGGGGTAATTTAATAGTACATTATGTATATGAACAACAGCTTCGGTTATGTATGAAAAATAACCTCTTTGGTGAACTCCATTACCTCTTGCAGGTTTAAAGTACTTCAACATTTTTATTAATATTTTAATAAGATATCACAAATCCTGTCAATATCTTCTTTATTCATTTTATCATGATTAGGAACATAGATTCCTCTTTCATCTATAATATTACATTTAGGTAATTTATTCTCACCATATAATTTTTTATAGAATGGTTGAGTACCCATTGAACCTGAGATTAATGGTCGACAAGCAATGTTATTTTCGTCTAACTCCTTAATTAAATTTTCTTTATCTTCAATAGTTTTGGTAATAAAAGGAATTGCAAAGTTTGAAGTGTAACTATCGTCAAAAGTTTTTGGGAACCATGTTTTACCTTCTAATTTAGATTTGTAGTATAAAAAGTTCTCGTATCTATTGTTAATCATTCCATCAACTTTATCTAATTGTTTGATACCTATTTGAGCTTGCAAATCAGTGCTTCTTAAATTAAATCCTGGTATGTAAAATGTGTATAATGCTGAAAAATCAGTCACATCCCATTCTTTTCTTAATTCTTGTTGTTTGTCCGTAGATAAATCTCTATCCCAACCGTGACTTCTAAGTTGTAGTAATGTGTTGTAAATTTCTTCATCGTTTGTTGAAATAATTCCACCTTCAATTGTCGACATAGTGTGACCAAAATAAGTTGAGAATGATGACATTAAACCAAAGTTACCAAGTTTAGTACCTTTGAATTTAGTCCCCTGTGACTCACAGTTGTCTTCAAGTAATATAACATCATATTTTTTACACAACTCAACAATAGAATCCATATCAGGTGATAATCCCAATACTGAAACTAAAATTAATACAGATGGATTTTCGGTTTTAAACACTTCCTCCAAATGTTCTAAATCAACTGACAAATTATCTAAATTACAGTCAATCAATAATGGTTCCATATCAAATTGAAGTACAGGCGCCAAATCTGTTGCCCAACATAATGTTGGGACACAAACTTTATTGTTCTTCATTTTGTTAAGAATTTTCAATGCGTATAGCATAAGTAAATTTGCGGATGAACCTGAGTTAACAAAAACAGAATATTTTGACCCCAACCATTGAGACCACTTATTTTCAAATTCAATTGTTTTTGAACCTTTAGTTAATCTTGGGTAATTTTGTAACCATGTAATTAAATTATCAATATCTTGGTTATCAATAGTGTCTTGAATTAAATCAATTCTTTTCATTTTCTTAATGTATTATAGTTGTTAATAAACCAATCAATGGTTTCGGTTATCCCTGTTTCAAGGTTAATGTATTCGTAATCTTTAGGTATGTCTGATTTTGCTGGTTTTCTAAATTGACCTCTTGGTTTTGTTTCGTCAAAAATTAAATTGTTATCTGCAATTTCAAATTTTTTGGCAACTATCTTAACAATATCCATAACTGAATGCTCGTTATCGTTAACCGCCATAAATGGAACATCACTATTCCAATTATCAATTGCCCATAAAATAACTTTCGCTAAATCTTTTGAGTGGATGAATTGTCTTAAAGGACTACCATCTCCCCAAACTACAAAGTCCTCATTATTTTGTTTACAGTTATACGCTCTGTGAATAATACCAGGAATCATGTGACTATGGTCAGGATGGAAATTATCGTGTGGACCATAAACATTTGTTGGTACAATTGTAATCCAATTATTACCCGTTAATTGTCTAATGATTTTTGTTTGATATCCTGATAATCTTTTTGCATAAGAATACCCATGGTTAGATGGGTGAGGAGGTGCGATATCTATTTGGTCGGCTGTTAGTGGGTATGTAATGTTAGAGTCGGGGAAAATACAAGTGGAGGATAAATTTACAAAGTTTTTAACTCCATTCTCAAATGCCGCACTTATAACATTATTATTTATGTTGTAGTTCTCAATAAAAAATGTTTCATTGTTTGTTGAGTTTGCTTGAACCCCTCCAACCTTTGCTGCACAATGTATGATTGTGTCTACTCCAGAATTTTTCACATGATGTGTGATGTATTCTTTGGTTAATTTTTCATCGGTTAAATCAGCATCTTTTCTTGTATGGTAGATATGACCTTCACCTAATAATTCTTTTAATGCATTACCTAGTAATCCATTAGAACCTGTTACTAATACTTTCATAGTTTAATCCATTTATCACAATATAAGTCATTAGTGTTTAAATGTGAATTAGAAATTCCAAACCATTTTGATGGTATAACAACTTGTTTACTTTCATTTTTATTTAACCATGCTCCCCACCAGCTAAAGGTTGAGTTGGCAATTATATTATGTTTACACATTGACATTAGGTATAGGTCTTCATAGTCCAGATTACCTGAAACAAATGTTTTATTTTTTAAGAAATTAAAATTTTCTTCACACCATTTTATGTCATCAGAAAATATTAAAAAATGTTTTTCTTCTCCAATAATTTTAATTGCATTTTCATAATAACTAATTGGTTGAGTTGGGTGATGATTGGGTAGTCCTAAATAATCCCCTCTTCTAACATGGATTGAACACGTATCTTGATTAAGAACCTCACCGTATTTTTCTAATAAAGTTGTTTTAGTTTTTTCATCAATTTCAAATAAATCTAATAATTCATTTTTGTGATTAATAAAATATTTTTCACTTTGAAAATGACCAATTAACTTAACATTACCTTGAATTTTTGGTATATCGCAGTAATGGAATCCACATTCTCCAATAGGATTTAAAATAGATAAGCTGTCCGAAAATTTTACTTTTCTAAAAATATTATCAAGATAAAAAGTATATGGTTTGTGAGGTATCATCATATCCCTTGTATCACAAATCATTTCTTTATTATCTCTAAGAGATACACTATATGCTGCGGCAATTTGAAACATTATGTTTCCTAATCCGCCCATTAATCTTGTTGATACTACATCCATATTTTAGTTATTTGAAATAAATAATTTAACTTCGTTTTCAATCCTTTTTCTAAAGTCATGGTAATTCATGGACTTTTCATAATTTATATTAACATATTCTAAAATATTTTGATATGTTTCAGGTGTAATTGTATTACATACCTCAACCATTTCATCTAATGTTTTTACATGGAACATACCCCTTAAATCAAAATAATCTCCAATATTATCACATCCAATATAAATTGGAATTGTTTTTGTTTGGAAACAATCAATTAATTTTTCTGTAAACCAATTATCCTCAGTCACATTTTCAATTACAATATGAAATTGGGAATAAAATAATTCATTCTTCCACAAATTACTTTTCATTTTTCTCATTTCAGGTAATGGGGTAAACGAAGTATTAATGCTGTTATATAAATGAACAGGAATTGATGTTATTAATTTACTTTTTTCAGGTACTGAATGTCTTAATACATGACCCGAACATTGTGTCTTACCTCCAATTAATGTTGTAATACAATATTCTTTTTGTTCAGGAAATTCAAAATCTTTAATCCAAGTTGTACCATAAGGGAACAGTTTTGCATTTGGGCATGATGCCAAAATTTCTTTATCACCAGTTAAAATTAAATCAAATTTTCCATGGTTATCTATTGCGTTCTGTCTAAACCCTGAAACTCCATTGGGTTCCATAACCCATAAAATCCTAATTGACTCTTTAGGTGTGTTTGGAATCATATCCGCGTACAATTCACAAAATTTTTCGGTTTGAAAACTAACGTCTAAACCAAAACTTGATATTACTGACAAATTATACATGTTATTTTTTTATTAATGTTTTTACGGTGTCTAACGCACTTTGTATTACTTGGTGCATGTCGTAATATTTGTATTGTGCCAATCTACCACCAAAAATGTATTTTGATTGTGAATCTGACAATTCTTTATATTTTGAATATTTTAAATTGTTTTCTGAATCGTTAACTGGGTAATACGGTTCAGTTTCATTTGCACGATATTCAACAGGAGTTTCGTAAGTTATCCAACTTACAGGGGATTCAGATTTTTCAAAATGTTTATGTTCAATAATTCTTGTATAAGATATTTTCAAATCTGTATAATTCATTACCGCAGTCCCTTGGAAATTTTCTTCAGGGTATCTGTCATGTTCAAATTTAGTCGTCTTGTATTCCAACTCACCAAACTGATAATCATAGAATCTATCAATTGGACCTGTATAAATTACTTTATCGGAGATACTATCCCAATATTCTTTATTTTCAAAGTAGTCGACATTTAATTTAACCTCAATACCATCTAATAACTTTTCAAAAATTTGAGTATACCCACCAATAGGTATTCCTTGATATGTGTCATTAAAATAATTGTTATCGTATGTAAATCTAACGGGTAATCTTTTAATAATTTCTTTTGGTAAATCTTTAGGGTCTTTTCTCCATTGTTTTGCGGTGTAACCTTTAATTAATTTTTCGTACACATCTCTACCAACTAATTTTATTGCTTGTTCTTCTAAATTTTTAGGTTCATCAATGTCCATTGATTGAGATTTAATAATCTCTTTGGCTTCTTCAGGTGTTGTTACATTCCATAATTTATTGAATGTCCACATACTAAAAGGTAATGAATATATTTCACCATTATAATTTGCGACAGGAGTTAAAGTAAAGTTATTGAACTTAACATATTTGTTAATCCAATTCCAAATTTCTTCATCTGAGGTGTGAAAAATATGTGGTCCATATGTATGGATATTAATATTGTCTCTTTTTTCGGTATGACAATTACCACCAATATGATTGCGATTTTCAATCACCAAACATTTGTATCCGTTATCAGTTAGCTCTCTAGCACATATAGAACCAAAGAATCCGCTACCTACTATTACATAATCATACATTTAATACTAAGTCAATTTTAACATCAGATTTATTTTCTTCATTCCAAAAAAGACTAATTAAATGATTTCTTCTATCAATAATTTCTTTCCAGTTAGGAAACTCGGAAACATAGTCTTTTTTCTTTTTGATTTCAACAATTGTTAGTCCCCACGATTCAGGATAATTAATCATCTTAATGTGTTCATCTTCATAGTTTAGAGAATCAACATTAAAGAATGATTTAACCCCCTCTTCAACTCTACCCCAAGTAATCCCTCCATATTCATCATGTTGACCTTGTGGCCAATTTGTGTCATGGAAAGCAATAAAACCGCCTTCTTTAATATGGGGATACCAAAAATATAATTCAGATAAAACTTGGTCTTTAATATGAAAAGTATCTACAAATAACCCGTTTATTTTTTCATTCCAATATTTCCCAACAGTAGATGAATCACCTAAAATTGTTGTATAGTTAGGGTGAGATTTCACTTCAGAGTTTAACATACCCCAATCAACATCAACACCAAATACTTTATTATTATTCTTAACAGAATCCGATAACATTATTTTAGAAGAGAGACCTTCTCTAACTCCTAAATCAACAAATATTGATTCAGTATATTTTGATGTAATCTTATATAAAACATCTTTATTTACCCCTAAGTCATCATTTAAAATCATAATATAAAATATTGTTTTACAAGGTTATGTAATTGTTCTTTTTGGTTTTTAATTGAAGACCTGTATATTGCGTATTCATTGATTACGGATTCAAAGTTTTCAAAACAGTTACGAATTGCAGTTCCAATTTCCTCGACGTTTGATGTTTTATATTGTTTGCTGGCAGGTATGTCATTATAAAATCCCGCAGCTCCTTTTGAATTTGTTATAACACAATTTCCGAGTATTGCAGATTCTCTTGGTATCCTATCTCTCCCAGGATGGTGACCAAAATCAATATAAATTTTACTTGTTTTTAACAGGTCAATAATTTGATTTTCTTCCATACCAACAATAGGTACAAATTGAATATCAGGATTTAAAGATTTAATTTGATTGGTAATTTCAAGACCCTTAACAGGATTGTAACAAACAATATTTTTCTTTTCAGAAATATCATAAGTTGATTCAGTATATTTTGCGGGGATATAATCAAATAACGGAAGATATTTCTCAACACCATTTTTTTGTAAAAAATCTAACGCATAAAAAGACTGATAAAAATGTGTAATATTTGAATCAGAAAATTCTTTAAATTTACCGTGATTATTATCAACACTTAACCACCATATCGCTTTCTTTAAGTTTTTATAAGTGTGTAATTTTTCAGTCCAAACTTCAGGATAAATAATCCAATTATCAGAAGTATCTTCAACTTCTTTTGAATGTTGTACATTATAATGTTTATATTTTCCAGGAATTGGGTCTCCGTATTGAATATCCCATAATATGATTGATTCACCTCCAACATTGTTAATTGCGTCGGCTAATTGAAATAAAGACTCAACTCCACCTGCGATTGCTTGTGCTGGAATGTTGATATATACTTTTGGATTTTTCATTTTATATGCTGTGTTTAATTTTTACATGATTTATTTCTGACCACATATCTTTATTATATAAACTACTAATTTGATGTTGGTGCATTCTATTTGTGATTAAACAGTCCGTAATAATTTTAGGTAATCCGTATCTGATGTAAAGTTGATAATACATTTCACAGTCCATTAACATAGTTAATTCTTCATCAAAAAGACAAGGATTATTATTTCTAAAAGATAAAACTGAGGGAGAACTAATTGTATTTGTTCCTGTTGCAATGTTGTCGTTCCAATATGGAACCATAAAGTTTGAAAAATTTTTTCCATCATCATGTGTATGGTTACAACCACTAACTAACCAATTACATTCGGTGTTTTCAAATTCTTTTGCAATTATTTCTAATGACTTATCTTGATATAAAAAATCATCTTGGAATATTATTTTAATAATGTCCCCGTCCGCATTAATTATTGCGTTGTTAGTGTTGGCAGGTCCATTACCTAAAAGGGTTTGATTCTTAACATATTTAATTTCAAATTTATCTGAATACGAATCGCATAGTAATTTAATTTTATCATCTTTACTATGGTCTGAAATTATTACGTTAAAATTTTTATATGTTTGGGTTAAAATACGTTCTAAATTATTTCTTAGAAATTCAACTCCTCTGTCGTATTGTTCCCATGTTGGGATACAAATTGATATTTTCACTTATATTCTGTTATATTCAGGTTTATTTCTAATAATATTAACAGTTGATACCACTTTATTCATGTTAACTTTATGGTCGTTTAATGGATTTGATTCGTTATAGACATATAACACTTCGGGAATAAATTTGAAGTGTTCTTCTCCTGACATTTCTAACATTGGAAACATAAATGATAAATCACCTGCGACACTCCAGTAATTTCCTGAAACATCTTTTAAATCATCTTCTTTAATTTTTTTCCATAACCAAGATTTCCAAGTTCTTAAATGAGATAAAGTAAAAGTTTGGTTTCTAACAGTTGTAAAATTTTTTGGGGGATTTGCAAAACCTGGCCTCCCATCGTGATATTTGAACGAACCACTAGTCATCCAAACATTTTCATTTTTATATATTTCATCAATAAATGATAAAACATTTGAATTTGGTAACCAATCATCTCCATCAATTTCAACACAAATTTCATTATCATGAATATTCATCCCACGAATTATTTGGTCATAGTTACCTGGCTGATACATCTTTTGTTTGTTTTCAATTAAAACAAATCTATCATCACCACTTATAGTTTTTTTTATAACATCAACGGTTTTATCAGTTGACATGTCATCAGTAATATAACACTTAAAATCTTTAAACCTTTGAGACATAATCGTCAATAAAGATTTTTCTACAAATTTTTCACAATTATATGTTGTAGTTAATACTATCATTATAAATTAATTAAAATACCTTCGGGTTTAGTCCCTTGTTTGTAAAATCTTAATCTACCATCGTATGATTCGGACAAAGAATTTAATTTATTTGCAATCTCTGAAATTTCAATAACATTCACATAATATCCTTCTATTAGTAAATCTACACATAATTGAAATTGTTGTGATTCATCTAATGTTACACTTCCTTTTTTATGGGTAATGTGGTTTAACACAAATGGTACTTCTTTATTTGGGTTTCCTTGTATATAATAATTTTTAATAAATTCTGAATGAGATTTATTAAATGTTTCTACATTTAAAAGTAACTCAGAATTTGCGTCAATTGATTTTGAATAAAATTGTAATGCTCTATTATCTTTAGGAATTAAAGGTCCTCCAAAACCAAAACCATATTTCATTAATTTTTTACCAATTCTGGAATCCCCACCAATGGCTGTTAACACAATATTAGTTTCTTCTTCAATTCCTGATTTACTCATAATTTCACCTATCATATTTGCGTAACTAATTTTTGATGCCAAAAAACAATTAATAGATAATTTAGTTATTTCAGACGCTTTTGGGGACATTACGTAAGTGTTAACGGGAACTGTTTTAATTTTAGTATGTAAGTAAGTTAAAGTATTTGAAAGTTCTTGATGTTCACTACCAATTAAAACTATGTCAGACTCCTCAATATTTTTAACCATCTCACCTTCAACTGTGAATAAAGGATTATATGCAACTTGTACGTTAAACATACTTAACCTTTGTTGTATTTGGTCAACATCACCAGGATTAACAACAGAACTTATTATTAATTTTTTATCATAAAGAGGTATGTCTAATGATGATGCTGTATAAAATTCAGCAACAAATTCAAAAACTTTAGTTGTGTCATAACTACCATTAACATTTGATGGTGTTGTCACAAAAACAAAAATTAAATCAGAATTTTTAATTAAATCTAAATGATTTGTGGTACCACTAAATTTTGTGGTATCAAATAACATAGATTGAACTAATGGTTCATTAGTTAAACAAATTTTTTGATTTAAATTAAAAATATAGTTTTCATCTGAATCCGCAACAATAACGGTGTGACCTTTTTTTTCACATAATAATCCAAAAGACACACTTAAATCATTCGCACCAATTATTCCTATTTTCATTATGATAATATTTTAACATATTCATTTCTTATTTGTTGAGCAACATTCATGGTATAATATTTCTCAATATCGGTTGGGGGTTCATGTTTTTCTTTTGATAAAATAAATCCATTTGAATTTACCTTATAAATCCAACTTGGTTTATTACACAACCAACTTTCAATAGTTGTTCTACCTAATTGAATACCCGCAGTTTCGTAAGATTTAGTTATAAAATCCTCAATGTTCCAAGTTGATGGGAAATGTTTAACATGGTCCTCAAGTAAAATATTTTCTAAATAATTTCCATTATTTTCACCTACTAACCATAACTCTTTTCCAATTTCTCTTGTGTATTCAATTAAATCTAAAATTGCTTCTTTTCTTAAATAATCTATAGTACCAACAAATAACACATAGTTTTCAGTTGGTATAGTTTTAGATTTAAATTTTTCATTATCAACTGGATTGTAAATGACCTCAATCATTTCTTCAGGAATTTGAAAATTTTCAATCATATGAGATTTAATCTCAGGACGAATTGCGATATATTTTTTTATTGTATCGTTAAGAATTGGATTTTCAAGTTCTTTTGACATTACCTCAGAATGAATAGTACAAATTTTATCCAATTCAGGATACATGTTTAAAATTCTTTCAGTAACTGGTTTGTGTTGGATGTGGACAATATCATAATCAACTTCAGAAACTTTATACAAAGCATTTGGTGTTGATGGCTTAAACCCTTCAGGGGTGTTCATACCCCATTGACCATCGCCAAGTTTAAAACCTGGCGCGTTTTCAAATGACACACATTTAATACCCAATTTTTTTGCCATGTCAGTTAATGGTCCTCCAATTTGAGATAAAATGGTTACACTACAATTTAATTTAATTAAACTTTTAGCAAGTTCAAAAACATATAATTCAGAACCTGTAAATCCTCTAAAGAAAAGACAAGATAGTAAAACTTTAATTCTTTTATTTGGGTCAAATGGAATTTTTGATGGTAAATTTTCACCATATTTTTTAACAAACAATTCTCTATTTTCTTCCCATTGGTCATTTGTTTGTCCTATAGATTTATGAGTAATTCTAATATTTGTTATAACACCAACTTTAACCCCTTGTAAGTAATTTTCAAAACAAAATGCGATATCATAAAAGTGAAACCCTTTAAACTCTTCCAAAAAATTAGTTTTGATTCTTGATTTACTTAATGCGATAAACAAACCATCAACAATAACGGTTTCCTTAATAGATTTATTTAAATCTTCGGAGTATTTTGATGTCCATTTTTTTCCACCACTTTCGTGATTAACAATACCAATCATGTTTTTTCTACGATTAGTTTCCCACCATCTACCAGTTTCTGACATATGGGTTGTACCCGCAACTCCTAAAATACCGTAATCACTTTTATCAAAATGAGACTTTATTTTGTGATACCAACTTGATGTATCAAAGTAAATGTCGTCATGACATAATACAACTATGTCAGTTTTTGACTCTGAAAGTATTTCATTATAAACTTCTGCTAAAGATTTTTCTCCGTTATTAATTTTTTCAATAACTTCTATTTTTTTAAACCCTGAACTTTTTTTTAAGTATTCTATAAATTTTGGGTTATGTTCTCTTGTTGAATATCCTACTGTAATCATTATTTATTTTTTAAATTCCTGTACTACCAAATCCATTATTTCCTCGGTCTTTATTTTCAATACTATTTACCTGTTCAAAATTAACAAACTTACCATTAACCACAGGACATAAAACAGCTTGCCCAACTTTCATTCCTTTTGGAATTGTAACTGCGTAATTGTTTGTGTTGAAGACAATAACTTGTATTTCACCTGTGTATCCTTGGTCTACAGTTCCTGGTGTGTTTAAAACAGTTAAACCTTGTTTAATTGCCAAACCACTTTTAGGTCTAACTTGAATTTCATATCCTTCTTCAAAAGAAACTTTAATTCCTGTTGGAACTAAAACTCTCCCAAACGGACCTACTTCTAAATCATTAGTTGAATGTAAATCAAATCCTGAATCGGTTGGGTATGCGTATTTTGGGAATACTGCGTCTTTATGAACAGTCTCTATTTTAACAGTTCTTGTTCTGGCCGAGTCGTACATAAATTTTTCAATTTCATCTAAATCTAAACCAAGCGCTTCTTCTAATTCTTTTTGATATTCCTCATCAGGTTCAATACCTGCTTGAGCTTTAATCTTATCAAATTGTCTTTCAATTTCTTTGTAAATCTTATCCATTATTTTAATTTTAATAGTTTATTTATTACATCAATTAAAACAGATACATCTTTTTCACAATATTCAACAATACCTTTAATATCTTTTTTAACCCAAAATGCTTCGTGAACTTTATTACCTGTTACTTCCATGTTTTTAGAAGATTCAACACCTAAACAAACGCACATTAATTCTAATGATGCGATTGACCCGTAACCACCATATTGCCAAAGTTCTTTAGTATCAAGAGCTTTAATTTCCCATGGTTTAGTATCATGACCTGGTAATATTTTTGGTGGAAGAATTCCATTCATAATCATTCTTTTTGCCATCATAGGGATATCAAACCCTTTAACATTATGACCACATAAAAAGAATCCCAACTCCCCAACTCGGTACAATAATTTTTGAACATCTTGTAATAATTTTTTCTCATCAGGGTCACTAAAAGATTGCATTTTAGTTTCACCTTTATCTGTAACAAAGGCAACGCTAACACATGCTATTCTTGCAAATTCAGGAACTAATGCTGCTCGGTTTACAAACATATCTCCTACAGGTTTATCTGCATCCTCAGGAAATCTTTTTTGAAACCAATCGTGGTAATTTTTAAATTGGAATGCCAACTCAGGTCTATTAGACTCAAGAGACTCCCAATCAGGTTGAATACCCACAGTTTCAATATCCAAGAATAAAATTTTGGTTAATGGTATGTTTATCATTTGTTATTTAATTAAAGATTTGTAAAATTCTGCTCTACTTTTTGTTACAATATTTAAGTCATATGTGTCTTTAACGGTTTCATATAATCTTTCACCCATGTCTTTTGCCATATTTGGGTTTTTAATAAGTTTGTCAATAAATTTCGCCCAATCAGAATGATTTCTTTTTTCATCAACTAAAAGTGCGTTACCATCAACAAAATTACCATGATTTAAACAGTGTTTTAAATCTATGGTATATGGCCCCAAATCTGAAGCAATAAGGGCTTTCTTATAGAATCCAGCTTCAATAACTTTTAATTGAGACTTCATTCTATTAAACATATTGTTTTTGATTGGAGACAAAGATACGTCAAATTTTGAATAATTCTTAGCGTAAGATGTAACAGGTTTTGTCCATACTCTAATATAAGCCTCATTCGCCTCATTTTCATAAGGTAATTGATTATAATTTAATAGATGTTTTTTATAATCTTCAGAAACTATAGAATAATTTTGTGTAAATATTTTTTCGTATTGAGCCCAAACAGTTTCATGAGGTAAAATATCTCTTCTTTTGTGTTCACCTGTTTGTTGATTAATTTCGGTAACACTACCTCTTGTATCAAATCCACACAATACAAATTGTACCTTATCTTTAGCGGATGTCATTCTACCAAAAGATTGGTCTAATAACTGAATGTCGTGTAAGTGAGAAGAACCCCCTAGCCAACCAATCCTCAATCTATCTGATTCTAAAGTAGGTTCTTTAAATTGTGGTTCATTAGGGTTAATTGCATTTGGAAAAACAGAAACATTTTTATTTATTTTTCTGATTTCATCTGCAAAAATATTTGTTGTAGTTGTCACATATTGTGAAACTCTAAGACTTGCAACAATTTTTTCATTAATCTTATTTACTCTAATAATATCATGAATTGGGTGCTCTCTTCCTGGCATCCAATAATCATCAATATCACAAACAGTGATAATTCCTAATGAATTTAATTTTTGAATAAGTTCATGTGATTTATCAAAATCAGGACCAATACTTCTATGATATGAAACAATTTGATACTGAGACCAAAATTTCATATCCTCATAAGGAACTTCATAAACTATATCTACATGGAATTCGTCTCCATACAAGTTTTGTAAGAATACGTGAGGGTCGACTGACCTAAATTTTCCGACACCAGTTCTGTCGGATGGTACTACTAAGATTTTAATTTTTGACATTATAATTAATATATTTCTTAAAATATAGTAATTCGAGTCAAATAAAGAAAGGGGTTAAGACAACTTTTTAATTTTGGTTACCTTACCTTCAAATATATGTTTACCAACTTTAAAACTAAAAATTTCATTAGATTTTTCTGAAGATTCTGTGAGTAATCCGTTTTCTTTTAACGCATCATTAACTGCTTCATTAATCATTTTTTTGATTAATTTATAATCAATACCGCCAACTGAATGTTGTTGTTGTTGCGGTTGTTGTTGAGTTGATTTTTCTTTTGCTGATTCAGGAATATAACCACCATTTTCTTTCATTAATCTCGATGCCTTTTCAATAAGCTCATTAGATATTGTCATTTGTGGTTGTTGGGCTTGAGCAATTGGATGTTCCATCATTAACCTTTTAATTTCTTCAGGTAATTTAGAATTTTTGATTGCATCTACTGTTGGTACACCAACTGGTTTTGTATTTTCTCTTGGTGCTGCAGATAAGTAAGGTTGATTTACAGATGATTCTTCTTGTAAGAATTCTGAAGGTATATTGTATTTTGCAGCAGGAACATTAAATGTTTCAGGAGCATTTAATTGTTGTAATGATGTTGGTGGTAAACCTCCATTCATGGAATTTGAACTTTTAATTCCATCTGCCTTATCCATAATGGCTTTTGATAAAGCCAATTTTTCCATTAATCTGTCCATGTTATGTTAAATTTTCTTCTTCTGGTGTTGGTGGAGTTTCAGGTGTTGGTGGTGTTTCAGGTTGTGGTGTTGGTGGCGTTTGAGGTTGTGGTGGTGTATTATCAAACTTAGCATTAATAATAACACTAACCATACTTTTGTCTCCGTTAAAATTATAACCAGGTTTGGGTTCATTGTAAACCTCACCCGTAGGTTTGTTAGATAGAATTTTATCTAACCTAAATAATCTCCACCCTGGTAATGGTTGGTCTCCTTCATAAGCAGTGTGAGACGACCCCTCTGAATCCCAAGCTCTTAAAACTTTATTACCCGCTTTACTAACTCCTAAGCATACTGGCTCAATTTGTCTTAGTCCTCTACCACCTGGTTCATCACCATCGTAATAAATAATAACAACTTTTCGTCCTTTAATAGCATCGACAATACCATCTAAAGACGCGATTTCACAAATTAAACCTTTTAATGCTCCTTGTAGTTTCATTAGAAATTAGGGTATGTTTTTGATGAATTGTATTGATTGATTTTTACCTCACTTTTTCTTTCCACGATATCATCTATCGTTCCCGCGTTTACGTTATAAACATCTAAAAAAGAGCCTGTACCTCTACCCATAGAGTCACCATCGGCAACCGCATCTTTGTTTACAGAAGAATAAGGATTACCCGCTTGATTATAATCGTTTTTAGGAATCAATTTAGCTCTTTCTTGTTCTGCAATTGCTGTCATTGCGTTTGGTTCATTTTGGTTTAAATCAACTGTTGTTTGTTGTGCCATGATATTATATTTTTGAAATTAGTTCGTTTATTCTCTTAACACTTTCATTAACTGAAGGGTTATATTTGTCTACAGTTTTTGAATGTTCTTGAGATGGTCTTACATTTGTAAAATCTTTTTTCTCGTGAGGGTCAATGAATTGGTTCATCATACCAGCGTTCATTTTATTCGTTTTGGTATTTTTAATATACTCCCTCATTTTTCTTAACTCATCGTTAACCCAATTTTTAATTTCAACACCACCATTTAAAATAAATGAAGGTTCTTTTTGGTTACCTTTAAAGTTATCAAAAAAGTTTTTAATTCTTTTTAATTGTTTATATGTGATAAATTTTTGTCCCTGAAGTTCTTTATTTCTGTTAAATCCCTCAGTTTTCTCATTTGCATTTTTAACCATATGAAAACATTTTTTCATATACTCCCTTTTGTCAGATGGAAATTCAATCTCTTTATCGTATAAACTTTTATTCACCTTTTTTTATAAGTTTGATTAAATCTTCTTTTGAGAATCCGTTTTTTTCAACATGACCCAAAAGAGTTTTTAAATTTTTTCTAATTAATAGTGGTAATTCATCAATATTCTTAGGAAGTTCTTTTTTTCCAACCTCAGAATTGTCTGAATTTTTTTTACCCATTAAAATGTCTTCAACCACTTTAATCATTTTTTGTTTTTGTATTTCAGATAAAGTTGCCCTTGTTACAAAATTTTTATCTTTATAATACTTTGAATTTTTATCTTTTTTACCTGAAGGGTCTTTACCTTGTTGTTTTGTTCTTTCTTTTGCCTCATCAGGTTCCATACCCATCTTTTTAACTAAATATTTGTAAGTTTCTGCTCCGTCCATATCTTCAGTCTCTTCGTATCCAAAAGCCCCCGACATATCAATTTCACTAACTTCCTCAACTGACTCACCATAATAACTTCTATAACCACGAGAAATAGGGTCATTTGTAATACGAGCAGCTGCAACGGTTTGGTCCATTGTTTTTTTAGGGTGAAGTTTTGGGTCAAGAATTGGAATTTTAGAATTGGACAATGCTCCATCTAAATTTACTAATTCTTCCAAATCCTTCTTAAGACCTTTAGTTGTTTTAATTTTTTTCTCTTTGGCAACTTTCTTAAGATGGTTTTTAACTTTTGTACCTTTACTTTTTTCAAAGTGAATCACCTCATCTTTTTCACGAGCTTCGGTCAAATTTCCCTCTACGGAGAAATATAATGAGTATTTATCTCCTTTATCTCTTAAAAGAAAATAGTATGGTGATGAATAAAATTCGTTATCTGTTGTAATCATCTCTTCTTTTTTATCTATAAATACTAGGACACAAGGTATTTATCAATATCATATGGCATATCAGAATATTAATCAATATAATTTTAGACGTTGGGGTCTTAAACCAGTCAACGAAGTAACCGATATTTGTTTAGCGTCGGATGAAAAAGACTATGACCAAGAAGTTATATTTTCTCCACTATTAATAGGTGAGGAAGATGGAAATAGAATGCCATTTAAATTTGAATTTAATAGCACTGGAACAACATTATGCCAAATATCTGCGTGTTCTTTTGATTATCAAACAATTGTTTCTGAAAACTATTGGAACCCTGAAGACATCAATCCAAATTTTTGTGTAAAAACTACAGAGTTATGTGACATTGGATTAACAGGTATGGATAATGGTTTGGTTCAACATATGTCAGGAGAAACTATTGAAATTACTACTGGTTTATATGAAAATGTATCTGATAGATTTAGTAGATACAAATACGATAGGAGAATGAAACTCCACCCAATCACAGGTTTTACAACAACTGAAAATAGATTATGGAATGATAATTCCTATAATTACGACTTATCTTACCAAAATGTTGGTGGAAATATTGGGTATGTTGCGAAATTAAATGGAGGGTTCTTCCAAGGATTCTACAAAGTACCAGGTTATGATTATCAAGTATTTCCTCAAAGAGTTCCTTTAGGTTGGACAACCGAGTTCATGTTAAGATATAGGTGGACTGGTGATACTTCTGTGGGATTGAATGAAAGATATCCTGATAATAAAGGTACCTTCTTTTATATGGGGGCAAGAGCTGAAAACAAATATTACCATTACGCCGACGGAAGTCCAATACAAGATACTGGATATACAAGAGTTACGTCAGGATTAACTTGTATGCATACTTGTGGTTGTGCAAGTTCGGCAAACACATCATCAGAATGTTTACAAGTTTACCAACCATCGGGTGGCACAATAACGCATTGTACTTGTGGTTGTCCTTGTGATTGTGATTCAAAGGCGCAATACCCTGAAACAGACCCATTGTATGATGGAGTTTCAAATGGTTTATCATTAAGACTTAGTGGTGATAGTGGAAACCCAAGATTATGTGTTAAGACATATAGAATTACTGGTGGGTGTGAACACACTGGAACTTGTCTTACAGGTTTAACATATGTAACAGGGACTTCAGTAACTGAATGGTGTTCAACAAGAGGGATTTTTGATGAATGTAAATTAACACCATATATTAATTTGGAACATTGGGTTCAAATTGATGCGGTTTTCCAAAGATATGAATGGTTAGATACTTGTGATTTATATGATAAAGGTGGATTAGGTCTTTTAGTTAAAGATGTTTATTTTGCAACTATTGAAGGTAGAAGTGTTAGTTTAATTGAACCTCCAATAACTCATGACCCAAGTTATGACCCAGCAACAACTGAGGTTGTAACATTTACTGACATGTGGACTGAAGAGCAAAAATATAGAATGGGAACATTAAAATTCTATGTTAATGGTAAATTGTTCATGGTCACAGAAAATTTTGAAGAAATTATCCCAAGGTTACTTAACACTCCAAAAGAAAAACAAATTGGCGTTGGATATAACATTTCAATAGGTGGAGGTACTCAAGGACTTCACGATAATTTAACATTCTCAGGAGGATGTCCTCCAAATATAAACGAGATTGTTTACCAACAAGACCCTGAGTGTTTAACGACATACGATTTAGACCACACAGAATATTCGGGTCTTACAACTCATGTTAGATTAGAAGAAATTTTTGGGGGTAGTATGATTGGTGACATTAGTGCGTTTAGAATGTATACAGAACCTCTCAATGCATCACAAATTAAACACAACTTTAAATTATTAAAAAATAAATATGGATTATTAAATCCTATTTGCCCTGATTGTGCGATTATTGTTCCTCAAAATGATTTGACATATGTAGTAATTCCAGATGAAGATTTGGTTTATTTATTAATACCTGATGATGATTTGGAATATATTTTAATACCTCAAAACGATTTGAGATATGTAGTAATAAATGGAATTGGTCGTATAGTTTAAAGAATAAAACAAAAAAATTAAGTATTTATTGACATGGCATTAGGAATAAGAATTGAAAGTGATAATTTAAGTGGGCAAACCTCACAAGTTACGTATTTTCCAGACACGGGAGGTACTATTGATTTGGGAACGCAAATAATTCCGTTTAACTATATATCTAGTTATTATTACGGTATCTATGATTTATATGTACCAACTTATGGTTATACCTACACATTAAATGTTCCAGGTCCAACACCTAGTCCTACGCCAACTCAAACAAATACACCAACCAACACTTCAACTCCAACTCAAACTCCAACTCAAACAGAAGGATTAACGCCAACACCTACGGAAACTCCTACATTAACTCCTACGTCAACTGCAACAGTAACACCAACCGCAACAGTAACCTCAACAGTTACTCCAACCTCAACAACAACTGAAACCCCAACTCAAACTCCAACCGAAACAATGACACCAACCCCATCTGTTACTATTGGATTAACTCCTACAGCAACTCCAACTAACACGGAAACTCCAACAAACACACCTAGTAATACCACGACTAACACCTCAACCCCAACAACTACACCAACTAACACGGAAACGCCAACAAATACACCTACAAATACAGGGACTGCTGCGGAAACTCCAACTCAAACACCTACACAAACTTTAACACCAACTAACACAGAAACTTCAACTAATACTCCGACATTAACACCAACTCAAACTCAAACACCTACTAATTCAATATGTAAAACTTATTTATTGTTTGGTGGAACTCAAAATCAAACAACTTTTGTTGGTATTGATTGTGATGGGTTTGAATTTGATTTCTTCTTAGATGTATTTACAACTCAAATTTATTGTGCGGAAACAATTCAAATTGCATATGGTGATGGTAATATTGTATTATTAGGAGGATGTCCTTTACCAACTCCAACTGCAACACCAACTAATACTTCAACAAAAACACCTACACCTACCCAAACCCCAAGTAATACTGCAACACAAACGCAAACACCTACAAATACTGAGACTCAAACTCAAACACCTACACAAACACCTACAAATACTGAGACTCAAACTCAAACACCTACACAAACACCTACAAATACTGAGACTCAAACTCAAACACCTACACAAACTAACACGGAAACACCAACTCAAACACCAACTCAAACACCAACTAATACCAAAACACCAACTCAAACTCAAACACCAACTAATACCGAAACACCAACTCAAACTCCAACACCAACAAGAACAAGATTCTCGTTCTCAGTTTCAACAGGGACCACTCAATACGATGCGTGTGATGCGTCACCTTCAATAACAATTTATGGTGAATTTGTAAACTTTGACGAAAATACGCAATTCTTTAATTCTCTTTATGGACCAGTGACGGTGAATATGACAGGTTATTATAAAAATTCAGGACAAGTAGTTGAGTTAGACTCTAACGGTAACTATGTAGGAGTATTCTCATTATGTTCACTTTTAACTCAAACTCCAACACCTACACCAACAACAACACCTACAGCAACATTTGGGTATTACACATATATTTTAGGTACGGGATTAACAACAAACACCGCGTGTGCTGACTTTAGTTCCGCCCCTAATACTCTTTATGCACCAGTATCTCAAGGGACTGGTCCTAATGTTGGCGAGTACTTATATGTTAATACTTCATTAACAACACCAGCCGCGGATGGTTACTATTCTAATGGTACTGCATGGTACTTAGTTAGTGGTGGTTTAGGTCAAATTGGAAGTTCTGACCCTAATGGGTGCTAAGAACAAAATTAAAAAAATAAAAAATTAGAAATATTGAATCTAATAAACAAATACTTAGTATTTATATTATAAAAAGAAATCAAGATGGCATGTAGCAAATATACCTTAACAAACACGGGTTCAACCGTTGTAAACTTCAATTATAGAAGATGTGACGATTCAATGTGGGAATACCAAGTTGAGTTATTACCAAACCAAACAAAAAATATTTGGTTAATAAACAACACTTATTCAATTGCACCGTCATTTGTTAATAGTGTGGTATTGGTTAATAATGGAGCATATCCAATGTATTATCCAACTAGTACCCCAACTCCGACAAAGACCGCAACTCCAACACCAACTTTAACACCAACAAATACTCAAACGCCTGGAACAACACCTACACCAACTCCAACTACAACTAATACGGAGACACCAACTCAAACACCAACAACGACAACTACATTAACTGCAACTCCAACTAATACACCAACTCCAACTAATACGGAAACACCAACTCAAACACCAACAACCACAACAACATTAACTGCGACTCCAACACAAACAGGAACTGCGGCAGTTACACCAACTCCGACTCAAACTGAAACACCAACTAACACACCTACACCAACAAGAGCAAGATTTTCGTTCTCAGTTTCAACAGGTTTAACAAGTAATGATGCATGTAACGCATCACCATCAATAACAATTTATGGTGAACTTGCAAACTTTGATGAAAATACACAATTCTTTAATTTAGTATACGGACCAGTAACTGTTAATATGACAGGTTGCTATTCAAACTCAGGACAAGTAGTTCAATTAAATTCAAATGGTAATGAAACAGGAGGATTCTCATTATGTTCATTATTACCAACACAAACTCCAACACCAACTCATACTTCAACTCCAACTAACACACCTACAGTAACTACAACACCTACCGCAACATTCGGATATTATACTTATATTCTGGGAACAGGTTCAACATCAAATTTAGCATGTACCGACTTTAGTTCAGCACCTAACACACTTTATGTACCAGCATCTCAAGGACCTGGACCTAACATTGGTGAGACATTATATGTTAACACAGGATTATCAATTGTGGCGGCAGATGGTTATTATTCTAACGGTACTGCATGGTATTTAGTTAGTGGTGGAGCTGGTTTAATTACCGCTTCTGACCCTAACGGATGTTAATAAAAAAAGAAAATTAATATATGTAAAAAACCCTTCACCTTCGTGGAGGGTTTTTTATTTTTAGGGTAAAATATAACATACATGAAGATTTTTATCCAAATTGCCTCATACAGAGACCCGCAGTTAATCCCAACAATTAAAGACATGTTGGAAAACGCCAAAAAACCAAATAACTTAGTTTTCGGTATTGCAAGACAATACAGTGAAGAAGACGGTTTTGATAATTTAGATGAGTATAAAAACGACAAAAGATTTAGAATTTTAGATATTCCTTATCAAGATTCTAAAGGTGTTTGTTGGGCGAGACACCAAGTTCAACAACTTTACAAAGGTGAAACTTATACACTACAAATAGATTCTCACATGAGATTTGTTAAGGATTGGGACGATATCCTTATCAAAATGATAAAGGGGTTACAGAAGGACGGGTATAAGAAGCCTCTACTTACGGGCTACGTTCCTTCTTTTGACCCCGAAAATGACCCAGCAGGAAGAGCCCCTGATGCATGGAGAATGGTTTTTGACCGATTCATTCCTGAAGGTGCAGTATTCTTCTTACCTGAAACAATTCCAGGTTGGAAAGATTTAAAAAAACCTGTAACATCAAGATTCTACTCAGCTCACTTCTGTTTTACATTAGGACAATTCTCAACTGAAGTTCAGCACAACCCTGAATATTATTTCCACGGAGAAGAAATTTCAATTGCTGCAAGAGCTTACACTTGGGGTTATGATTTATTCCACCCACATATTCCTGTTGTTTACCACGAATACACTCGTAAAGGTAGAACAAAACAATGGGATGATGACAAAGGTTGGGGTGAAAGAAACAGAGTATCTCATTTAACAAATAGAAAATTATTTGGTATGGATGGTGAAACTCAAGAAGGTCATGATGGTCCTTATGGTTTTGGTACCGTTAGAACTTTAACCGAGTATGAAAAATATGCAGGTATCTTATTCCAAAAAAGAGCAATTGACAAATATACTTTAGATAAAAACTATCCACCAAACCCATATAATTTTGAGACAGAACAAGAATGGAAAGATAGTTTCTGTATGATGTTTAAACATTGTATTGATATCGGATATTCTCAAGTACCTGAAACGGATTATGATTTTTGGGTTGTTGCATTCCATAACGATAAAGACGAAACTTTATACAGAAAAGATGCAGACAAGAATGAAATTGCAGGATTTATGAGAGACCCTGATAAGTATTGTAAAGTGTGGAGAGAATTCCAAACAGATGAATTACCTTCTTACTGGGTAGTATGGCCTTACTCAGAATCAAAAGGATGGTGTGATAGAATTACAGGCAGATTAACCCACAACCACGTTAGTTAATGAATATTACCAACATTCCCAAATTTGTCGTTAATTTAGAAAGACGACCTGACCGATTAGACCATATTCAAAAAGAGATGGACTATATGGGATGGGATTACGAATTATTTAAAGCTGTTGATTTAAACAATCACGGAGGATGTACTTTATCTCATACAGGAATTATTAAACTTGCTAAAGAGAGGGGATACGACTCTGTGATGGTTATTGAAGATGATTGTACTTTTTTACCATACTCAAAAGACTTAATTAATAAAATTGAAACTGAAAGTGGTGAATTTGAATATGGTATTATCAATCTTTCTCCTACTTTAAACAGACCTGTTCTTCGTAGTAAAGAACAACCTTTGTTTTTAGATATAACAAATTTACCCCCAAAACAAGAACACGAAAGAGGTATATTTGCAACTAATATGATGATTTATCATAGTTCAATCTATGATAATGTATTAGAGATGGAAATACCTGAAAAATTAGGGTACTACGCAATTGATGATTACATCTATCAATTTGTATTACCAATCAAACAAAGTTATTGTCCAATTTTACCATTGGCTCCTCAGATGAGTAGTTGGTCTGATGTGTCACAAGGACAATACAATAATTTTTACACTCAAACTTATAATTGGAATTTATATAGTCCGTGTAAAATTCCACCACAATATTTAAGTGGAATATTAACCCAAGAATTAAAAAACAATAAAGAACACAATCAATTCACATATGTCAACTAAAGTTAAATTTATCACATCAATCTATAGTGATTTGTATGGCACCGAATACGGTGGTAGAATGAATAGAGGGGGTCACTATAGTTATAGTTTATTATCTCTTTTAAAAATGACCGACGCAGATTTCTTATGTTATACGTCTGAAAGAGAAATAGAACCATTAAAAAAATTCTTTTACGAAACACATTCAATATCATCTGAGAAATTAAAGTTTGAAATTTTTGATATTTCAACAACTAAATTCCAACATTTAATTAAAGAATATAAAAATGTTGAGCAAACTAAAAAATCTGATAGATGTGTTGAAATTCAATATTCTAAATTTCATTGGTGGTGGAATGAAGATAAATCTTACGACTATTATTATTGGATTGATGCGGGTTTATCTCATTGTGGATTAGTTCCTGTAAAATATTTAAGTGGTACTCATCCAGAGCAAAGATACTATGAATGTAGTTTGTTTAATAATGATTTTTTACATAACATGATTGAGGATACTGGTGATAAGTTTTTAATACTCGGTAAAGAAAATGATAGAAACTTTTGGTCACAAACTTTAGACCCTAAGTGGTACAAAGAATATGATAGAAGTCTTCATATTATTGGTGGATTGTTTGGAGGTCACAGAGACAAGTGGGATGAAATTGTAAATTTATTTGAAGATTATGCTGAAAAAACTATAATAGATGCGAAGAACTTACACCATGAAGAACCAATTATGACTTTAATGTATTTCAATCATAAAGAATTATTTGAAAGAAAACATTTTGATATTTGGTGGTGTAGAGATAATGCACCCGCAGGAGTGACAGATGAAATGTTCACATTAAATAAAAGTTTTTATAAAATTTTAGAAGAATTCAATAGAATATATGAGTAATATAACATTAGTAACAGGTATATGGGACATTGGTAGAGGAGAACTATCAGAAGGTTGGTCAAGACCTTACCAACATTATTTAGACCAATTTGAAAAATTATTACAAGTTGAGGAAAACTTAATAATTTTTGGTGATGAAGAATTAAAAGAGTTTGTTTTTAAAAGAAGAGACCAATCAAATACTCAATTTATTGTTAGACCATTATCATGGTTTAGAGATTCTGAATTCTTTGATAAAATACAAAAAATTAGAACCAATGATGAGTGGGCTAATTTATCAGGATGGTTAAAAGAATCAACCCAAGGTAGATTAGAAAATTATAATCCATTAGTTATGTCTAAAGTATTTTTGCTACACGATGCAAAAATAATGGACCAGTTTGATTCAGAATATATGTTTTGGATTGATGGTGGTTTAACTAATACTGTTCATCCAGGTTATTTTACTCATGATAAAGTTTTGGATAATTTATCAAAATACATTTCAAAATTTTCATTCGTTTGTTTTCCTTACGATGCGGAAAATGAAATTCACGGATTTGAATATAATAAGTTAAATTCAATTGCGGGTGCCAAAGTTAATAAAGTCGCAAGAGGTGGGTTCTTTGGTGGTCCAAAACACACTATTGGTGATATTAACGGAATTTATTATGGATTATTAAAATCAACTTTAGATGAAGGGTATATGGGTACTGAAGAATCAATTTTCAGTATTATGTGTTATAAACATTCAGATTTGGTAAATTATTTTGAAATTGAATCTAACGGTTTAGTTGGTAAATTTTTTGAGGACTTGAAGAATAATAACCTTACACCTAAATCAGAAAATGTTAACAAATCTACAAATAGTTTAGATGTTAATAAAGTTGGTTTGTATGTCATCACATTTAATAGTCCAAAACAATTTCAAACATTAATTGATTCAATGAATGCTTATGATAAGGATTATATTATAAAAACTAAAAAGTTTTTATTGGATAATTCTACCGACACATCCACATTTGATGATTACGCCAGAATTTGTCAAGAATATGGATTTGAACACATTAAAAAAGATAATTTAGGTATTTGTGGTGGAAGACAATGGATTGCCGAACATTTTGAAGAAAAGACCGATTTAGATTTTTATTTATTTTTTGAAGATGATATGTTTTTCTATCCAAATGAAGGTCATGTTTGTAGAAATGGGTTTAATAGGTATGTTCCTAATTTATATTCAAAAACATTACAAATTGCAAAAAAAGAAAACTTTGATTTTTTAAAGTTAAACTTTAGTGAGTTCTTTGGTGATAATGGTACTCAGTGGTCTTGGTATAATGTACCACAAGTGGTTAGAGAAAAATATTGGCCAGGTAAAAATAGATTACCTGAACAAGGTATTGACCCAAATGCACCTAAAGCTGTTTATGATTCTATTAGAACATTCCAAGGTATACCTTATGTTACGGGTGAAGTGTATTATTGTAACTGGCCACAAATTGTGACCAGAACAGGTAATAAGAAAATGTTTTTAGATACAACTTGGGCACACCCATTTGAACAAACATGGATGAGTCATATGTATCAGTTAGTTAAAGAAGGAAATTTATATCCTGGCTTACTACTTATGACACCAACAGAACACGATAGGTTTGAACATTACGAAAGAAGTTTAAGAAAAGAGTCATAACAATATATTTATTGTTATGGAATTCTTTATCAAACAAAACGCAACACTCCCTGTATTAAAAATGCAGGTAGTTAAAGACGGAAGGTCAGGATATCTTCAACTAATGGAGGACTTGGCGGTTTCAACAATCTTTTTTACTATGGTAGAAGTAGAAACAGGAATTCCTAAAATTGTGTCGGCACCTGCAGAAATAGTAAATTTAATTTTACCTTTAGGTGCTGAACCCGAATATTATATTTATTTCAAATTTAGTTCAAGGGATACAAATACCCCAGGTCGATATGTAGGTCAGTTTTTAATTAAGAATGACGAAGGTAATTTGATTCTACCTATTAGAGAAGAGTTATATATTAATATTCAACCAAGTTTTATTTCAGAAACTGCTTGTTGTTAATTTGATTACTAAGTTTTTTATTTTATATTTATCATAGAAGGTAAATTTCACGATGGTGTGAAAGCTAATAAACCAACTATATAACTTATGATATCTAACGAAGAAATTGAATCGTTCTTGCACGGGAATGACCCCGAAGAATTTATTGTAGCAATAGAATTTGACTACGCATCCAACTCCATTTACAAAATTAAAGAGATTCCTGGTAAAGGAAAAGAAATCCGTAAGGATACGTTTACCCCATTTGCATGGGTAGGTGATTTACGCGGTATTAACTTTTACGGTAATTCAAAAGCAGCTCAGAAAGAAGCCATGTCCAAACATGGTATTATGATTGAGAAGTTGGAAACTCACGGTAACGAAAGGTTACAAAAAGGTATGACTTTCATGGTGAAATCACTTAAAGGATATAGAGAGCTTATTCAGTTCTTTAGAGAAGGTGGTTGTGACCCATGGGGTGAAAAAACAAAAGACAAAGTAATGATTTTACCTCCTGTAGAACAATACTTAATCTCTAAAGAAAAAAGATTATTTAAAGGATTTGAGAATTATGAAGAAGTTACCCGAATGGTATATGACTTAGAGACGACTGCTCTTGAACCAAAGGACGGTCGTATCTTCATGATTGGAATTAAAACAAATAAAGGATATCACCGAGTTATTGAGTGTATGGATGAGGCAGAAGAAAAGAATGCCATCATTGAATTCTTTAATGTTATTAATGAATTAAAACCAAGTATTATTGGTGGTTACAACTCAGCAAATTTCGACTGGCATTGGATTTTTGAAAGATGTCAAATATTGGGGATAGACCCTAAGAAGATTTGTAAATCATTACATCCTCAACATTCATTCACAAGAAAAGATAGTATGTTAAAACTTGCGAATGAGGTTGAGACATTTACTCAAACTTCTATTTGGGGTTATAATGTAATTGATATTATTCATGCTGTTCGTAGAGCACAAGCAATCAATTCAAGTATTAAATCTGCGGGATTGAAATACATTACTCAGTATATTAATGCTGAAGCCCCTGACCGTGTTTATATTGACCATTTAGATATTGGTCCATTCTACTCAAAGAAAGAAGACTTTTGGTTAAACACTAAAAACGGTAATTACAAAAAAGTTGGTGTGGATTCTAAAATTGATGAAATTTGTGATAAACGTACTGACGTATACAATAAGATTAAAGGTGATAAGTTAGTAGAGATGTATCTTGACGATGACCTAGATGAAACCCTTAAGGTGGACCAAGAGTTCAACCAAGGTTCCTTCTTGTTGGCTGCGATGATTCCAACAACATACGAAAGGGTTTCAACCATGGGTACTGCAACATTATGGAAAATGTTAATGTTAGCTTGGTCTTATAAGCATGGGCTCGCTATTCCAGAAAAACAAGGTAAGACAGACTTTGTAGGAGGTCTTTCACGACTACTTAAGGTTGGTTATAGTAAGAACGTACTTAAACTCGATTTCTCATCTCTATACCCTTCTATTCAGTTAGTACATGATGTATTTCCTGACTGTGATGTAACAGGTGCAATGAAAGGTATGTTAAGTTACTTCCGTAATACCCGTATCAAATACAAACAACTTGCTGAAGAGTTTTATAATGTTGACCGTAAGAAGTCTGAATCATATGGTAATAAACAGTTACCGATTAAGATTTTCATTAACTCGATGTTTGGTGCATTATCCGCTCCTCAGGTTTATGCTTGGGGTGACATGTATATGGGTGAACAGATTACCTGTACAGGTAGACAATACCTTCGTCAGATGATTAAGTTCTTCATGACTAAAGGATACGTTCCGTTGGTAATGGATACGGATGGTGTTAACTTCTCAACTCCTGATGAGGCAAACGATAGAGTTTATGTTGGTCGTGGATTGAATTGGAAAGTTAAAGAGGGTAAAGAATATTTTGGGCCTGAAGCCGATGTTGCCGAGTATAATGATATATTCATGAGAGGTGAGATGGCGCTTGATACTGATGGTATATGGCCTTCTACCATCAACTTAGCTCGTAAGAACTATGCGGTTATGGATGCCAAAGGTAAAATCAAATTAACGGGTAATAGTATTAAATCAAAGAAACTTCCATTGTATATTGAGGCCTTTTTGGATAAAGGTGTTAAAATGTTACTTGAAGGCAATGGTAAGGCGTTTGTTGAATATTACTATGAGTACTTACAGACAATTTTTGATAAAAAGATACCGTTAAGTAAAATCGCTCAAAGGGCGAAAGTTAAACTAAGTATGGATGATTACAAAAAACGTTTAACAGAAAAAACTAAATCGGGTAATAGTATGAGCAGAATGGCCCACATGGAATTAGCTCTTCAATCAAATTTAAACGTAAGTTTAGGTGATGTTATTATGTATGTTAATAATGGACTTAAATCGTCTCATGGAGATGTTCAAAAGAAAGGGGATGGAGTTCAAATTAATTGTTATATGTTAGATAAAGACATTTTAGACAATGACCCTAATTTAACAGGTGATTATAATGTCCCAAGAGCAATTACCACTTTTAATAAAAGAATTGAGCCGTTATTAGTTTGTTTTAAGGATGAAGTGAGAAATGGTTTAATTGTTACTGACCCTGAAAAAAGAGGTATCTTTACAACCGCACAATGTGAATTGATAAATGGTCAACCATTTGACGAGTCAGGTCAAGATAAATTGGAGGACGTGTTAGCGATTACAGATGCTGAAATGTCATATTGGAAAAAACGAGGTTTAGACCCTGACTATATGTACGAATTAGCTGAAGAAGGGTGGAAAGAAAAGTTAGGAATTCTTGAGACCGTCTGAAGATAAGATATACCAATTACCAGCACAAAATCTAAACTCAATACAGGCATATTTGTCGGCAACTATTTCATCATAGTCTTCGTCAATTTTGCCTGTGTCAGGTTTGATTGTTATCCTTGTCATTGCCTTTACGACAATATGGTCAGTAGTTTTTGAGTTTAAAGTAACTGTAGACTCCAATACATTTCTAATGATAACACATTCCTCACCGTTAGTTGAGTATTCTCTTTCAGACACAATTGAAATTTCTGAAGTTTCTAATATTTCCCCATTAATTAATCTTGTAGATGGGATTGTTCTTAATATTGCCATAAGGTTAAATTACATATATTTGACGAGGCATAGCTCTGAATTTCATTTGCTTATTTAAATTTTCAGCAATAAGGGCTTCTTTTTCCATTTGTTTTTCAGGTCTAAGTCTTTCAAGTCTTAGTTTTAATTCTTCTTCTAACTTAGTTTTTTCATCTTTACCTTCAGTTAAAAGACTTGTATAGTCCATTTGGATTTCAGAGTCAGGGGTTTTTAAGTTTCCACTATATTTCCCTCTAACTCTACCTAACGTTTCTTTAACGTAAGCGGTAAACCATCTTCTTACCCATTGTTGTGCAGGTACATTTAAATCTGTCCAAGTAAACTCTTCTAAAGGAACTTCATTAGGCATTTTAATTACATCAGGATTATTTTTTAAACAATCCGCCCTACTATCAGGAGTTACATCGTAATACCAATACCAAACAGCTTTACCGACATATCCGCTATAATTATTCCAATTAAAATGATTACCAGGAGCGTTATATAACTGTACGTTTCTTTTACCATCAGGTAACGCAGTAATTCTATATGTTAACGAACCACCTAAAATTCTATTCATAATGTTTGCCTCTTGCATTCTTAACAAGTAGTCAAAACCTGACATCATAAAGTAAGAACCTTGATAACCCATTTGAGCAAATCCTACTTCATTCGCACCTAATCCAACACCACCAAAACCACCAATTCCACCCATACCAAATGCAGTCCAAGGTTGGTTACTAAACCATAATAACTCATTAATCTCTCTACCTGCAGGTATTTCATAATCTTGTTTGTTTGGCTCAAGAAGAAAATAATCTTTTTTAAGTACCCATGGACCCATAGTTTGAAGTCCAACAATTTTTGAATACGAATATGCAAATTGTTGTTCAAAATCCATGGTTCTTGTAATTAAAGCTTGAGCAACAGACTTTTCAGTCATGTTCAAGTTAACCAAGTTAACCCACTGACTTTCAATTAACCAATCAAGAACATATTGTTCATAATCTTGAATAGATAGTTCCATCAAAGAATCCATCATTTCATCTTCAATCTCAACACTTCTTAATGGTGCACCCAATAAGTGTTTAATTCTTGTATAAATTTTTGACCTTTCTGGTTCTGGAATAACTGCCATATCTAATAAATATCAATTAGTTTATTATTAAATACTGTAGAGCAGTGAATCTTTTGGAAAAACAAAATTACCACCTACAATTTTTGGTTTTTGATTGAACACTAAAACATTTTTTCCTTTTTGGAAAACCATCCAATCTGTTTTGTATAACTTAACACTTGCGGTACCTTCTAAAACAATACCATCCTCAGTTTCAATCATATTTCTAAACGGTTTAATCTGAGCGGTATATAATTGTCCATCTTTAAAAACTTCTAAATCCACACCTTGTATTGCGTCTTTTTTATTACCAAGTTCTCCAACCACCTCAACCTTAGCGGTTTTACCAAAAAACCTCTTAAGTATTGATGCCGTGATTTCTTCTCTTTTACTTCCTGCTTTATCTTTTTCAGTTAAAATTCTTAATAAATTTTGAAAAGTTGAACTTTCTTTATCAAAGATTCTAAACTTAAAATGGTTTAATGCATTAACAAATCTTTCAACCTCTTTCTTTTGTTGTGATGGAGTTTTATCCATAAATTGAATGGGTTCTTTATTAGGAATTGTTGCAATAACATTATTTAAATCTTTTAATAAGATACAAAAAGATGTGTAGTTTGTGTTTAATTTATTAATAACAGACCTGCCAGGACCCTCAAGATTATAAACACCAGGTAATTGGTCGTTGTCTGGTTTTTCAATATAGTTTTCATTGAATACTTCTTTCATGATTTTATTAATACCATTCATGAAAGTCCATTTTATATCGGAATTTGCATTGAATAACATTCTATAGAATTCATTCTCTGATTGAGAACACATTTCAGATTTACCCTCACTTAACAATTGTTTTAATTTTGTTGATTCAGTTAATTTTGTTTCAATTTTCATTTCGTACATTTTTGTTACAAAATCCCAATTAACTACTTTCCAAAAGTTTGTGATATATTCATCTCTTTTGTTTCTATATTTTAGATAATAAGCATGTTCCCATAAATCTAGTCCTAATAGTGGAAATCCACCCCCTTCAATCACATTCATTAATGGATTGTCTTGGTTTGGAGTTGACATAATTTTTAAAGTATTTTTTGAGGTTAGAACTAACCATACCCATCCAGAACCAAATCTTTCTTTGGCTTGTTTTTCAAATTCTTTTTTGAATGCGGTGAATGTCCCCCATTGTTTGGTGATTTTTTTGTAAAGTTCACCATCAAGTTTTTTGGGTTCAGGAGTTAACATGTTCCAAAATAATGCGTGGTTAAAAGCACCACCTGCATTATTTCTTATGTTTTTATCAAAACGACTAATTGTTTTGATTATTTTTTCTAAATCTAAATCTCCGTATTTTTTCTTTGATAATGCGTCGTTTAGTTTATCCACGTACCCTTTATAATGTTTATTATAATGAAAGTTCATTGTTTCTGGGTCAATAAACTGTTTGAGGGCTGTATAAGAATAAGGTAATTTCTCTATTCCTATTTTTTTCATTTCTGTAATCAACAACTCTTTTTCTTTGTTAACGTGGGTTTCAAGTATCTGTAGTTCTAGTTGTTGGATTTTCTCTTCTGTTTTTTTCATAGTTTTGGATTATCCGTTGTATATAAATAATCCGTAGTTGCTTAATATCTCAACTGATTAATTCTTTGTAGAATTTCTTCTGCTGCATCAGCAGGATTTTGGTTGTCACCCATAACTGTTGCGATGACTTGTTTCTTGTTGTTCAATATATCATAAATGATACCTTCAATCGTATTTTCAAAAATTGGATAGTATACTAATACATTGTTATTTTGACCGTAGCGATATGCTCGGTCTTCAGCTTGTGCGTGGTCTGATGGTAAGAATGAAAGGTCATTCATGATTACCGCTTCTGCTGATGTTAAAGTAATACCAACACCTGCGGCTTTAATGTTACCAACAAAAACTTTAACCTTTGGGTTGTCTTGGAATTGGTCAACAGAGTATTGTCTTTCAGGTTTTGACATTGAACCATCAAGTTTAACTGCAAGTTTTCCAAAATGTTCTGTAATTTTATTTAAAGAATCTGTGAAATTACAGAATATGATAACTTTCTTGTCTTGTTCTAAAATGTTTTCGGCAAGTTCAATTGTCTGAGCAATTTTCTCGTCAGCAATAATTTGTCTAACCTTTGTTAGTTTTGAAAATTGAACTGTTAGTGATTTTGACTCTTCAGGATTTTTATCATACCAATCATAATATTCCCCCATAACATTTTCATATTCTTTAGATTTTAATCTAAGATATACAGGGGTAATAATTTTATCGGGTAGGTCAAGAACATTTTCTTTTAATCTTCTTAATGTTAATCCTACAGTTCGGTCTCTTAATTCCTCTAAATTTGATGCACCCGTCACATTCCAAACTTTTCTTCCGCCAACATTAAATTGATATCCTTGACAATATCTGATAGCATATGCCATCCAATTCTTTGCAACAGGGGAATCAATCAAACTTAATAAGTTGAAATAATCAATTGGTCGTGATGTCATTGGGGTACCTGTCAATAACCACAATCTGTCAGTTTTTTTAACGATATCGTTAATTAGTTTCGTCCTTTGCGCCGTAGCATTTTTGATATAGTGTGCTTCGTCAATAATAACCAAATCAAAATTGGCAGCAAGAACTTGAGATTCATCTTTCTTTTTAGGGTCATGGAAATTTTTTATTATGTCGTAGTTTATAATTACAAAATCCGCCTCAGTACTAAAGTTTTTACTTTCCGCAATGTAGATTGATTTGTCTGAATAATTTTCAATCTCACGTTTCCAGTTAATTTTTAAAGTAGCGGGACAAATGATTAAAACTTTTTTAGAACCTGATTCTAATGCTGCAATGATTGTTGAGGTTGTTTTACCAAGACCCATGTCATCAGCCAAGATAAACTTTTTATTTTCAACTAATTTTTGAATTGCTTCTTTTTGATGTTCTAATGGAGGACGGTGAGAATATTTGGAATAATCAATCACAACATCTTTAACTGAATTATCTTTAATGATTGCTGCCTTTGGTAACCAAAAATCATGTAATTCTTCTTTTTCAAAAACTTTACCCCAAATGTGGTAAGCCTTTTCTTTATCTGCTAATAATTTTTCAACCCAAACTTTTTGAGGTATTTCGGTATATAATTTATCGTCAGCTAATTTTTGTGCAAAGTAGGCGTCAAGAATCACCCACTTCTTGGCAACCTTTGGTTGCTTGTCGTGGAAGTTAATAATATACTCTGATTGACTTCTTGTTGGGTAAAATTTTTTGTTAAGTTGTGACTTACGTTTTAACTCTAACATGTAATTATTACCACCTTCATATGTTTCAAGAATCGTCAATGCCTTTGACTCCAAACTTATTTCCATTCTTTTAATAAAAGTTTGTCTTAAATATAAGTAAAAATAAAGTATTTATCAATATATGCAAAAATTAGTTCCAATTACAAGGTTAGGCAAATTCTTCGGTGAGGAGGATTTTGTATTAGATATTGGTATGGGTGAAGAGTGGTTAGTGGGTGATATGAATTTCACGGTTGTGTTATACCGTGTTGATAGATATCGCACAAAAACTGATGATGTGTATGGTGAAGTTTTAGAAGATGGAATACAATTCATGGCACCTATAGAATTGAACGGTTATGTTCAAATCATGGCTCCAACTAACAAATTACTTGGTAATTCTAAAGTTAAACAAGATGAGCCAGGTAATATGAAATTTTCAATTTACCAAAAAACTCTTGATGATATGCAAGTTAATATCCTTATGGGTGATTACTTTGGATATTATGAAACTGAAGACCGAATTAGATATTATACGGTTATTGATGATGGACTTGTTAAGTCAGACAATAAACATACTTATGGTGGATACAAACCGTTCTATAGAACAATAACCGCAACATATGTAAGCGAAAACGAATTTAGAGGATTATAATGAAAGTAGTAATAACTGAATCTCAGTTTGATAATTTATTTTTGGGTAAGAAAGTTATGGTGTATTATAATTTACACAAACATACTTTTTCGGTCACCTATGATAGTAAAGTAATTATGCATGCTGACTATGTTAAATTAGGAGATGTTGAGTTTAGAGTTAGAAAAGGTGGTAAAGAAAAAGTTCGTTCTGAAAAATCAAAGAATGTTCACGCATTTGTAATTGGAAAATTATTAGATTATTGTGAATATCCATGTGACGATTTACCAACCTCAACTTCTGATAAAGTTGTTACATATAATCCATATAAATTTGATTCGTTTGTTTATAAAGACAGTGAAGAACCTGTTTATCATGCAAATGAAGTTGATATGATAAATTCGCAAAATAAAATATTTGTTGTAAAATAATAAAATGCCGTTACCAAGAAACATAGTTAAACCAACATTACCTTTAGTACCAAAAAAAGTTTTATCTGAAAGAAGAGAACAACTTTTAGAGTATATTAAAGAAGATGGAACTTATTTACCTAAGTCAGTATTACATGCCGATTTAGATAAAGGTATGTTGAATTTTGTTAAAGATGAATTACAAGTAACAACATCGGGAAAAATTGTTCCTATGTTGGATATTATCATTACAACTCAAAATTGGACTCAATATACTGAAACCGCATTATTCACGGATATGGATAATAATCCATCCCCACCATTTATTACAGTGGTTAGAAATCCTGAAGTAAAATACGGTTCAAACCCTGCTTTAATTTATAACATTCCAAACAGAAAGCAATTTTATTACGCTTCGGTACCAACATGGAATGGTAATGAACAAGGTATGGACATTTATACAATTCCACAACCTGTCCCTGTTGATATCAAATATAGTGTTAAAATTATTTGTAATAGAATGAGAGAACTTAACCAACTTAATAAAGTGGTTATGCAAACATTCGCGTCAAGACAAGCCTACACATTTATTAAAGGACAATATGTTCCAATTATTTTGGATAATGTTTCAGATGAATCTCAAATGACAATTGAGTCAAGAAAATATTATATTCAAAATTATGATTTCACAATGTTGGGATATCTTATTGACGAAGAAGAGTTTGAAGTTAAACCTGCAATTGCAAGAGTAACACAACTTATGGAAATCGACACCTCAACAAAAAAACAAAAAAGAAAAAAATATCCTGAAAACCCTGATGAATTTGAGATGAATTTTTTATTTGTTTCGGGTAATACTATGTTAAATGATTTTATTGATTTCACTGCCAATATGAATTTAGTTTCAACTGGTAATGTAGATACTTTTGACATATACATTAACGGTGATTACTATGGTAGTGACCTTCAAAATATTGAAATAACAACAAACGATAGACTTAGAGTTGAAGTTACAAAAATAGACGATACACAGGATTCAACAATATTGTACAATAACAAGCTCGTTTAATCTTCACCGTATATATCTTTCTTCTCTTTGCACTTCTCAATAATTAAATTTTCTAAAAATTTATAAATCTTTATTCCCCTCTTATCACAGTATTTTTTCAATATCTCGTGTGATTCAGGTGATATTTTAATATTCTTGATTTCCTTATTAGTTTTCATAGGCAGAAAAAAGGCAGAATTAATTCATACCGTTTATAAATAGTTATTGAAAAGTAAAGTTTTTTCAACTTATGTTGAATATTTATCTATAAAATAAATCTGTAACAGAATAATTTAATAATGGCAACAGCACAAGCAAATCAAAAAGTATTCGTATCACCAGGCGTATACACATCCGAAACCGACTTATCATTCGTAGCCCAAAGTGTGGGTGTAACAACTTTAGGTCTTGTTGGAGAAACTATAAAAGGACCAGCATTCGAACCAGTATTCATAACAAACTATGATGAGTTTCAAGCTTATTTCGGGGGAACAGAACCCGTTAAGTTTTATAACACTCAGATACCAAAGTATGAGGCTGCTTACATCGCTAAGTCATATCTACAACAATCTAACCAATTGTTTGTTACAAGAGTTTTAGGTCTATCAGGTTATGACGCGGGTCCATCTTGGAGTCTTTCGTTAATTGCCAATGTTGACCCTACAACAATTGCAATAAACACAAGTAGTGCACCTTTTACTGCAACGTTTACAGGTAATTCTACAGGGAATACTGTTACATTTACAAACCTTTCTCAACTTCCTGTTGAGGTTCAAGCAAATTTAAATGTACAATATAGATTGTCTGATGGTTCTACATCAACATTACAAAGTGACTTTAATTCTATTTTAGACGGTATTATGGATAGCCCTAACCTTTCAGCAACAACTGTTGTTATGTACGGTGCAATTCCTGAAAGCGATTACTACGGTTTAACAAACACTTATAATGTTATTAAAGACCCATATAAGTGTGAAAACAATTTAGCTCAGAATGATTTAACTTCGTCATCAAACGACCCATGGTATTATGCAAACTTTGACATTTCTTCAGGAAATGCTTATACAGGATATTCATTCTACTACACTGTAGGTACTTTAGCAACTGGTGCAACATCTACAGAATTTACAGGTACTATTACAGGTATGACTTACCAATTTACAGGTACTGCTTACTCTGAATATAATAATATGGTTGTAGGTACTATTCGTTCAAGAGGTATCTCACTTTACGCAAACAGTGCTGATAGTGTTGACCATGGTCCTGTTTATGAAGTAGGTATTGATTACAATAATAACAATACATGGGTACCTAATAACTTACAACTTGTTTGTACAGGTCAATATTCGGGTATAACTCAATCTCCATATGCATCTTTCTTACTTTCAGGTGTAACTAAAGATAATAACACATTCTCATTTGAGACTTCATTATTAGCATCATCTGCAAAATATATAACTAAAGTATTGGGTGTTGATAATTTTGGTAAATCAAGATTCCAAGTTCCAATTTATGTTGAAGAAATTTATCAAGGAAGTTTGAATTATGGTTATAGTCAAGGTTATGTTCGTGGATTAAATTGTGATTTAATTGCACTACCAGACGCAAGAAGTCAATCAAGTTCATCAATTGCATGGAATTTAGAAAAATATCAATCACCTGAAACACCTTTCTTAGTTTCAGAATTAAGAGGTAATAAAGTATATGATTTGTTTAAATTCATATCAATTTCTGATGGTGATGCAGCAAATACCGAAGTTAAAGTTTCAATTGCTAATTTATCGTTTAATAATATGTCTTTTGATGTATTAGTTAGAAATTTCTTTGACACTGATTCTAATCCAATTGTAATTGAGAAATTTACAAATTGTAATATGGACCCAGGTACAAATAACTTTATTGCTAAAAAGATTGGTTCGTCTAACGGTGAGTTCGCATTAATTTCAAAATATATAATGGTTGAAATGGCAAATGAATATCCAATAGACTCATTACCTTGTGGTTTCTACGGTTACACACAAAGAGAATATGAAGACGCTAATGTATATCCATCACCATTCCCTAAATTTAAAACTAAATATGATTACCCTGGAGAGGTTATTGCAAATCCACCATTCGGTTCTGCCGTTGGAGGAGGAACAGTTGAATCAGGGGGAGATATTGTTAGAAAAACATATTTAGGATTCTCAACACAATATGGTGTTGATGAGTCATTACTAACATACAAAGGTAAACAAAACCCAATTGTTGGGTGGGAATTAGCTACAGAATCAGTTAAATGGAATTATTTGAGTAGAGGTTTCCATATGGACTCAGGTGCTACAGTTGTAACAATCGCAAGAACTTCAATGACAAGTGGACAAACGGCATTTGAATGTGGAACTGCTGACTTTAGATTTGACCCGCAAACTCAAGAAAATCCTTATTACTTTATTTATTCAAGAAAATACACAGTGTGTTTTGCAGGTGGATTTGATGGATGGGATATTTACAGAGAGTTTAGAACTAACCAAGATAGATTCCAATTAGGTTCTTCAGGTTATTTATCAGGAGCATACCCTTCTTCAAGATATCCAACCGCAACAGGTGACGGTATATTCAAAAGAATTGTGGTTCAAAATAATACTCAAGATTTCGCAAACACTGACTATTACGCTTACTTACTTGGTATCTTAACATTTGCAAATCCTGAAGCAACTAACATTAACGTGTTTGCAACTTCAAGTATTGATTATGTTAATAACTCAAACTTAGTAGAAGAAGCAATAGATATGGTACAATATTCAAGAGCTGACTCGGTTTATATCGCAACAACTCCTGACTATAATATGTATACACCAGATTCAACCAACCCACAAGATATCATCTACTCACAAGAAGCGGTTGATAACTTAGATAACACAGGAATTGACTCTAACTATACCGCAACTTATTATCCTTGGATTTTAACAAGAGATACAGTTAACAATACTCAAATTTATTTACCACCAACAGGTGAGGTTTGTAGAAACTTAGCGTTGACAGATAACATTTCATTCCCTTGGTTTGCATCAGCGGGTTACACAAGAGGTCTTGTAAACTCAATCAAAGCTAGACAAAAACTTACACAAACTGATAGAGATACATTGTATCAAGGTAGAATTAACCCTATCGCAACTTTCTCTGATGTTGGAACTGTAATTTGGGGTAATAAAACTCTACAAGTTGCTGACACAGCACTTAACAGATTAAACGTAAGAAGATTATTACTACAAGCTCGTAAATTGATTTCAGCAGTGGCGGTAAGATTATTGTTTGAACAAAACGACCAAGTTGTTAGACAACAATTCTTGGATAGTGTTAACCCTATCTTAGATTCAATTAGAAGAGACAGAGGTTTATACGATTTCCGTGTAACAGTATCTTCTTCACCTGAAGATTTAGATAGAAACACTTTAACAGGTAAAATCTACCTAAAACCTACGAAAGCTTTGGAGTTTATTGATATTGAATTCTTCATTACTCCAACAGGAGCTTCGTTTGAAAATATATAATAAATTCATGGGGGTACATTAAGTACCCCCTAAATGCCAAAGTATGAAAAGACAACTTAAAGAAGGTTTTAAAGGTGAGGGTACACCCGATATGAAATATTATGCATTTGATTGGGATGACAACATTGTTCATATGCCAACAAAGATAGTATTAAAAACTGAAAGTGGTGATGAAGTTGGTATGAGTACTGATGACTTTGCGGAATATAGAAGTCAAATAGGTAAAGAACCTTTTGATTATAAGGGTAATACCATTTTAGGATTCGCTGAAGACCCATTTAGAAATTTTAGAACCGCAGGTGACAAAGATTTTTTAGTAGATACCATGAGAGCAAAACTTGGTCCAGCGTTTAGTGATTTTAGAGAGGCAATCAATAACGGTTCAATTTTTTCAATTATTACCGCAAGAGGTCACAACCCAAACACATTAAAACAAGCTGTTTACAATTACATTATTGATGGATTTCATGGTATAGATAAAGACAAATTAATTAAGAACCTTAAAAAATATAGAACATTTACGGATGAAGGGGACATGAGTGACGATGAATTAATTAAGTCGTACTTGGAACTTTGTAAGTTTCACCCTGTGTCTTTTGGAGATGAAACAGGTGCTGCCAATCCCGAAGAAGCAAAAGTTCGTGCAATGGAAGAATTTGTATCTTATATAAAGGCGATGGCTTCAGTTCTTAATAAGAAGGCATATATTAAAAACGATGTGTCAAATAATTTTGTACCAGAGCAACCTAGTATTGGATTTTCAGATGATGATATTAGAAATGTTGAAGTAATGAGTAAACATTTTAAAGATAAACCAGATAATATAGTTAAGACTTATTCTACTGCTGGAGGCGTTAAAAAGGAATATAATTAGATTATAATCCGTCCAAATTAAAAGTAAAGAGAAAAATTTTTTAACAAGACTATATTTATAGATATAAACTAAAGAAACAAAAAAATTAAAATAACATGGCTGATTTATTAATGAAAATGCCGATACCTTACGAACCGAAACGCCAAAACCGTTTCATCTTAAGGTTTCCGTCAAGTTTGGGTATTAACGAGTGGTTTGTAGAATCTACATCAAGACCTCATATTCAAATTGCACCAGTTGAGATACCGTTCTTAAACACTTCAACTTTCGTTGCTGGTAGATTTAACTGGCAAACAATTAACGTAACGTTTAGAGACCCAATTGGACCTTCAGCGGCTCAAGCTCTTATGGAGTGGGTTCGTCTACATGCTGAATCAGTGACAGGTCGTATGGGTTATGCTGCGGGTTACAAAAAAGACATCGACCTTGAAATGTTGGACCCAACAGGTGTTGTTGTTGAGAAATGGATTCTTTACGGAACATTCTTAACAGACGTTAACTTCAATGCGTTAGACTACAAAACAGATGCTTTAGCGTCTATTACTGCGACATTGAGAATGGATAGATGTGTACTAGTTTACTAATCTTATTTACAAAATTTTACAATCAATTATATTTAACCGTAAAGCACTAAACTTTACGGTTAATTTTTTTATATGGATAATCAAACAATCGACTACGGTCAACAAAATTTTACACTACCACACGATGTGGTACCATTACCTTCTCAAGGTATTTTCTACAAAAACAAAAAGAAATCATTAAAAGTTGGTTATCTTACCGCATCAGATGAAAACATTTTGATGGGTGGAACTAATGATTTAACAATGACTTTATTAAGAGCAAAAATTTACGAACCAGATGTTAGGGTTGAAGACCTAATTGAAGGTGATGTTGAGGCAATCTTAATATTTTTAAGAAACACGGCATTTGGTCCTGAGATGACATTAAATCTTACAGACCCATCAACTAAAAAAGTATTTCAAACAAATGTTAGGTTGGATGAACTATCTATCATTAACGGACAACAACCAAATGAAGACGGTAGTTTTACAATTCTTTTACCAAAATCACAATCAACAATTAAAATTAAACCTTTAAATTATGGTGAAATTATGGAGATTGGTAGATTAGCAGAAACATACCCCCAAGGCAGAGTTGTTCCAAGAGTTACTTGGAGATTACAAAAAGAAATCATTGAGATTGACGGTTCAACCGATAAAGCAGTTATTGCAAAATTCATCGAGTCAATGCCAATTGCCGATTCAAAGTTCATTAAAAATTTTATGAATGAGAACGAACCAAGATTGGATATGACTAAAATTATAATGGCCCCGTCAGGAGAAAGACTAACAGTGAATGTTGGTTTTGGGGTCGACTTTTTTCGCCCTTTCTTCTGATTATAGAAAAAATCAGATAGATGAGTTTTACTATCTGAATACTTTAATGAAAATTACATATCAAGATTTTGAGCGAATGCCAATATTTGTTAGAAAATATTTATTGGACAAATGGCTCGAAGATAATAAGAAGGACTAAAATTTTTGGTCCTTCTTCTATTTATATACATAACCAATTAATATCATGGCAGGAAATCCAAAAGACGAAGGTAGTGCTAAAGAACTTAAAGAAACCGTTGATAGTTTAGGGTCACCTATTGAAAAAATATTAGACTCTATCGGTAACATGTACCAACAGGCCGATAAACTAAATAATTCTTTTGTTCAGGGTAGAACCAGATTAGATGAAATGAACGATGCGGTTTCTAGAGCGGCCGCAGGAGTTATTAGATTAGGTGGAGATATTAATGATGTTTCAAACACTATGGCAAAAATTGCCGAAGGTTCGAGACGAAATGTTATTGCAACTGAAGACCAAGTTAGTAAATTATATGCCGCGTCTACAGTATTAGGTGTTGGGGCTAAAGAATTGGTTGATTCTTTTTCAAAAGTTGGGTATGAAACATCTCAAATTGGACCAAATTTAGAAAAATCTATTGAATATGTTCAAAGTATTGGTTTGAATGCTAGAACTGTAATGACCGATGTTGCTAATAACATGGAGTTAATGAATAGATTTAACTTTAACGATGGTGTTCAGGGGTTAACTAAAATGGCGGCTCAAGCTTCAATGTTAAGATTTGACATGAAAACTACCGCTGAATTTGCTAATAAAGTTATAGACCCTGAAGGTGCTATTAACATGGCGGCATCATTCCAAAGATTAGGATTAGCTGTTGGACAATTAGGTGACCCGTTTGCCTTAATGAATGATGCAATTAACGACCCAGGTGCATTACAAGACAGTTTAATCAAAGCCACAAAACAATTTACTGAATTTGACGAAAAAAGCAAATCGTTTAAAATAAATCCACAAGGTGTATTAACATTAAGAGAAATGTCTAAAGAGACGGGTATCTCTTATGAACAACTTACAAAATCAGCTTTAGCTGCTGCAGATTTAGATAAAAGAGTTTCGGCCATTAATCCTTCATTGAAATTTAAAGACGAAGAAGATAAACAATTCTTCGCCAATATGGCAACAATGAAAGATGGTGAGTATGTTGTACAACTTAAAGACGATGAAACTGGTAAAGTTGAAACCAAAAAATTAGGTGATATTACTCAGGACGAAATGGAAAAGTTAAGGGAACAACAGGCTAATGCTCCCAAAACTTTAGAAGAAATTCAAACAAGTCAATTAGATGTATTAAAAAACATCCAACGAGCAATTGAGGGTAATGTCGCCAAAGCAACTTATGGTGTTGCGGGGTCTTCTGCGATTAGAGGTAATTTATTAGGAGCAGATAGAATTACAAGGTCACTTAGTAAAGCGGTTGATACAACTGTTCCTGGTAGCGCGGTAATAACAGAAAAAGTTAATGACGCTATTAAAGAAATGAGAGATTTATATGTTGCGAATACTTCAGGTAAGTTAAGTAATGAGGATTTATCTAAAAAAGTTAAAGCAATTGAGGAAGGTATTACAAATACTGCGAGTGGTATGGGTAATAAAGGTATGGAAGCACTTAAAGATATTCTTCAAAAAACTAACCAAGGTGTTACTGGTTCAAGTACTATTGAAAAAGAATTCAAAAAATATTCTGAAGAACTTTTAACTGCGGTAGGAAGACCAACAACTTCCGCAGCTAGTGCGGTTAAATCAAAATCAGCCGCCACAACACAAAAACCAATATCTCTTACAGATGTTTTAGGGGAAAGAACTGTAAGTCGAAATGCTAGTTTAACAAATACTGAAAGTAAAACTACAACAAGTAAAATTGAGTTTGGTGAGTTTAAAATTACTATAGATACCCCGCCAGGAACTACACTAACACAACAACAATTAAATGCGATTTTTAACAGTGACCAATTTAAACAATATGTTTTAAGTTTATCTGACACAAAATCAAATAAAGGTCAAGGTGTTGTCTCATATTAATGATAAAAAATTACCTTTAACCTATTTATTAAGAAAAGTATAAATGGGGAGTCCATTAGATTATATTAGCACAGAGGGGTTTAGAAAAAAACTAATCACCAGGAATTTAGTACCTTATGCTAAATCTCCTAACCCCGCCACGCCACCTACAACTTACGAGGTGATTCAATCGGATTATGCGGTAGTTGATAGTCCTGATGGATTAATTGATACTACATTTTTTGCGGACAAACAATACCCACTAAATAGATGGGGTAATGATGGTGGATATGAATTGGCACCAGATATTAGTGGTAACTTAAATACAACTTCAAATCAAGGGGAGTATGGCCCTGGACAACAAGATGCTCATATTGTTGATACGGGATATGCTGCAACACAAATATGGAAACCACTTAATGCTTACTCAACAAGTAATACCTTTGATGCGGGTGAAGCGGTTACAACATTAGAAATTGTATATCCTGATGGCGGTAGAATACCAAATGGTCAACCATACCCAACAATTATCAATCCTTCATCTTATACACCACTTTCAATTTTATTAAATCCAGACCCACAAGGTAGTAATGGTTTATTAAGTGCGGATTCATATATTGCTCGATTAGGTGCAAAAACACTTAAGAAAGAGTTTCAAGAAAGAATAGGTAGAGCGATTATTAGAGAAACAATAGGTCGTGCTAATTTTTTAAATGTTAACAGTAGTACTAATCTTGTTAATATATTAACAGGTAATGTTCCTTTAATTGAGCCAAATTATCAAATTACAGTTCCATCTAATCCTGTTTCGGCATCTGCAGATTTCTTACTTAGATTGGGTGGTAGTGTTGCTCCATTCTCATTAATTCCAGGTTCTTATTTTGACCCAAATGTTAACCCTGCACAACCAACAACAATTGGACAATCGTTACTTGCAAATCCAATTGCAGCAGCAGGTAATTTTGTAAGTAACTTATTAGGTGCTGGTAAGACTGGTACACAAATATTTTATAACAATACAGGTGCGGGGCAAAAATCTTTGTTGTGGAAAAATATTAACTACAACAGATATAAGCCAAATTACGACAGAACATTACTTGATAGATTAGGTGGTGCTATTGTTGGTACAGAAACAAATAATTCTAATTTTTATGTTGGGTCAACAAGTTCTGACCCTTCAAGAGTATTCTCACCAAGTAGAGCGTTACCTGTTGACTCATTTGGTAATGAACAACAATCTCCTGTTTATGGTCCATCAGAATTAGCTCAACTATATGAAGGTCCAAGTAAAGAAATTCGTTTAGGTGCTAATGGTCCGACATATAGTAATGGTGGTGGTATTGAAGGTGGATTCACATGGGTGTCACCAAAATACAAAGGTAATGCTGGTAAGAAAGTTGGTATTGGTGGTGAAATAATCAGAGAAGATTCTGACTTTAAACCATCATCATATAATTCAACTGAATCAACAGAAAGAACATTTAAACAAGGTTCTATTCTTGATAAAACACAAAGAATTGTTGACAGCCAACCACAAGGTGGTAAACGATTACAACATGTTGGTAATGCGATTGACCAAGTTAGTAAAGTATTCAATGACGGATATACTGAAATGACAAAAGGTTCAAGAGTTTTAACTTATGTTGGGGCAATTGGACAAGAAGTTGGTACTGAATACTGTAGAGTATTTGCCAAAGACATTCCGTATCTTCAATATAATGACCTTCAAAAAACTGATGGTATTACAACTGAAGGTAGAAGATTTTCATATTCTGTGTTAGATAAAACATATAATCTTAATATCGCTCCAAACAAACAAGAAGGGGGTCAAGACTCAACAAATTTAATTGGAAGTTATAATAATGCTTATGCTAAAAAATATATGTTCTCATTAGAAAATTTAGCATGGGCAACTTCAAATACACCAGGATTTTCTGTTTCAGATTTACCTGTTTGTGAAAGAGGACCTAACGGTGGTAGAGTTATGTGGTTCCCTCCATATGGGTTAACATTTAGTGAAACAGTTACTGCCAATTGGAATGCGAATGATTTCTTAGGAAGACCTGAACCAATCTACACCTATAAAAATACAAGTAGAAGTGGTAGTTTAACTTGGAAAATTGTTGTTGACCATCCGTCAGTATTAAATGTTATTGTTAATAAAGTGTTGGCAAATGAAACTAATAAAGTTAGAGTTGATAGTATTTTAGATTCATTCTTTGCGGGATGTAGAAAATATGATTTATACGAATTGGCTAAAAAATATTATACTATTAGTCCAAACGATTTATTTCAAATTCAACAAGCAATTTCTTCAAAAGAAGTTACTAAAGAACAAATGCAATACGCTGTTAGTACTGTAACTACAATACCACAAGTTGCTGGTAACAATGGTGATGGAGGTACTAACAAAGATTATTTTACAAAATATAAAAACATTGGATTTTATTTTTCAAATGATTATCCAAAACCTAAAACATCTCCAAACTATACTGAAATGTATACGGAATATATTGGTGAACAACCAACATATTCAAAAAAATCAAATGGGGTTCAATTAGATGAATTTTATAATACAGTAGTTAATCCTAACTATGATATTGCACAACAGTTGGCAATTGACTTGGCATCACAATTTAAAAATAATCCTGATGGTACTGTAACAATTACTATAGATTCGAGTTGTTCTGCACCTGCAACACAATCGTATAATAAAGAATTGGCAACACGAAGAATTAACTCTGTTATTAGATTTTTTGCTGAAAACTCAAGTACAAGTCAATATATTAAAGAAAAAAGATTAATTGTTAATAGTGGTAAAAACTTTGGAGAAAACACATCCTCACAACCTTTAAAATCTAAAACCGCGTCAAAACCATATTCAATTGACGGAATGTCGCCAGGTACAACTGTAAACTGTACTGATAATGATGGGAAAGCTGTTGGTGGGGATACTCAAGCAGTTTCTCACGAAATATATACAACAAATGCAATGGCATGTAGAAGAGCGTATATTTCTGATATACAATCAACATTGAGTGCTCCTCAACCACAACCTGTCCCTAAAAAAACAACTGTAGTTACAGGTAATGTTGTTACAACAACTGAAGTACAACCTGTTATTGAGAATGTAGTAGTACCTAAGGATAATATTAGTAAAAGAGTTTTAAGGGCTTTATTATCTGAATGTGATTATTTTGAAACCATAAAAGAGGAGACTCCTATGGTTTATGATAATCTTAGAGATAAATTAAAATTTTTCCAACCAGCATTTCACTCAATTACGCCCGAAGGTCTTAACTCAAGGTTAACATTCTTACAACAATGTATGAGACCTGGAGACACAATACCTACAGTTAAAGGTAGTGTTGGTGGTAAACCAATTTTACAATATAACAACGCAACCAACACAGCTTTTGGTGCACCGCCAGTATTAGTATTAAGAGTTGGGGATTTTTATAATACTAAAATTATTCCAACTAACTTAAGTTTCCAATATGAGTCATTGGATTTGAATCCTGAAGGTATTGGTGTTCAACCTATGATTGCAAATGTTACCCTTTCATTTAATTTTGTTGGTGGTAGTGGATTAAAAGAATCTGTTGATAAACTACAAAATGCGTTAACGTTTAATTATTATGCAAATACTGAAATTTATGACGATAGAGCAGACCCTACGGATACAAGTTATAAAGTAATTGATAAAGATTTCTTACAATTTGCAGCGGCTAACAATATTGCACCACCAACTGTTAACCAAGCGCAACCAAACAACGGACAAACAAATGAAACTACTATTGGTACTATTATTACTAATAATATTGTTGAAACAGGACAGACTGGAACTATAAGTTATAGTACTTTCATGGACAAATTACGTGATGAAACTCAAACGTATTTTACAAATGTTGTAAATAAAAATAGAGAGACGGTCAATCAATATAATAACGCCTTACGTCAACAATGGATGTTAGAAAGAACTTATACTGATGGTAAATTTATGATTGTGGAAAATGATACCCCACAAACAGTTTTATTTGGTAAACCATATAACACTGAAAAAAGAATTGATACAATATTTGAACAATTGATTACCGATATTAAGGCGGGTAACGAAGGGTTTATACAATTTATTTCAAACCCATCTAAAAACTTTTCATCAAGACTAATTAATCAAGTTAAAGAAAATTACTCATCAATTGTTAAGAATAAAAAAGGAACTTATCAAAATGCGGTAACTAACATAACTCAAAGTATGGTAAATGTACAACAAAGTTATATTGGGTATATTGCAAGAGCTAATACTGTTCCATATTTCGCACCAGGAAAAACTGGTACAGGTACTGACGGATACCAACAAAAAAATGGTACGGTTAGAAGTTTTGTTTTATTACCGACAACAGAGGTTGATACAAATTCACAAGGTGCTTCGGACACTTTAATTGAATTAGTTAATGATATTAAAAAAATTAAAAGTGGTATAACGGCATTTAATGCGGTTACTATGAGTACTAATAGTTTTACATATACAGGAAACAAACAAACATATAGTGGTATTTTAGTTTTTGAATCACCTTATAAGTTACCTGCAGGTCAAGAAGTGTTTGTTCCGTTTAGTAGATTACCCTTATTTGATGGTAACAGTAGTTTTACATTTAGAAGAGTTTATATGATTGTTTCTGATGATGTGGTTGATGATAAAAAATATCAAACCTTTAAAAATGCGATGATTGGTAATATAATTAACAATACAGGTATTATTGGTAAAGGTTCCGATAATATAAGTGAAGTGTTTGATGCGTATTGGGATAAAATTGCTAAACCAGCCTTTGTTGAAGAAAATAGTATTACTAAAGAGTTTATAACTTATATGGAAAAAGAAAAACTAAAAGATTTCTTAAAGTACACACCATACTCAACTAAGAAAAGAATGTTTAGTTATACAACTGAAGGAGCTAATTCTGACGGACAAGTTGCGTTAATTAAAGGTTTAGGTGCGACTCAAAATCAAAACACAAATAATAAAACATGGAATGATGAAATATCAAACGATGTATATATATCAAAAGCAAAACTTAACTAATGGCGTATCAATATTGGAATAGATATAGTGACTTTCTCATTAATGGGGAACAAACTGTTGTGCCTTTTGTACCAATACCTCAAAAGCCAACAGATAAATCCTACATATATAAAGTTGCTAGAAGTAGATTAGATGTTGTATCTCAAGAGTATTATAATTCACCATATTTTGGTTGGTTAATATTACAGGCAAATCCACAATTTGGTGGGTTAGAGAACTACATATATGATGGTGCGGTATTGATTATTCCTTATCCTCTACTACCTTCATTACAAGACTATAAAGCGGCTTTAGCTGATTATTTTTATTATTATGGCAGGTAACACACCAGGAGACAACAGTGGAAACATATTAGTTGAGTTTGACTACAATAATATTATTGTTGTTGACCCAAACAAGACTATTGATGCTTTCGGAAATATTCGTGAAAGATTGGTTGACCATGAAAAATTGGTTATGTATGCCAACCTTGAAGCTGAAGTTGTACCAAGAACTAAACTATCTGTAGGTGGAAGTCCTGAAGATAGAATTAGGATTGTATCGGTTGCTAAAATGAATTTCTTAAGACCAACCGAAGGTACAAACTTAACCACAGGTTATTACGATGAATTAACGGGAAAGAACTCTGTAAATGGATTAGGTGATAATCAATTAAATATTCAAAACATTGACCCAAATGACGGTACCAAACCGTATCAAAAAGTAACGGTTAATAATCCTGGTAATACCTCAACAGATAACGGATTGTTAGGTATTACAAATATTAATGTAACAACAAACACTTCATTTATTCCAACAGTTACAATGGAATTAGAAGATATTCAAGGTAGAGCTCTATTCCAATTAGGAGATAATTCACCATACGCAGCCTTTTTTAATTTACCATATTGTCCATTTTATTTAACACTAAAAGGTTATTATGGTCAAGCGGTAAAGTATCAACTAAATCTAAAAACATTTAATGCTAGGTTTAATTCGTTTAGTGGTAACTACCAAGTTACGTTAGAATTTATTGGATACAAATTTAACATACTTAACGAGATTTCAATGGGTCATTTACTTGCTGCCCCACACATGTACAGTACAAGATTTGATATTTCTAAATCAACTACTTCATCTGAAGCTCCAAATAAAAATGTTGAATCTGGAACAAAACAAACAGGTGCAATATCAAAAGAATCTACAAATAGTTCAAACAACGTAGTCACTCAAATTGTTAGTGAGAAAGGTTACCAAAAAGTTGTTGAAGTTTATAGTGAATACAAAGCCAAAGGATTAATCGCTCCTGATTTTCCTGAAATAACATTTGCTCAATTAATGAATAAACTTGAAACTTTTGAGCAAACAGTAATTAATTCTTACACTAAAGTAGATGTTGAACCTTTAACAAACATTAGAACATATAAAGAAACATTACAAAATTATTATAACGATGTTTATGGTGGTGAAAAGTCTTGGTTCAATACATACTTAAACCCAAAGCCAATAGTATTAAAAGATAAATCTTACGTTTTTACTTTTAAAGATAACATATTAAAAGACCCAACGGCAAAACAATCTGCAAAAACATTGTTAAGTGGGTATACTACTGAGTATAATAAATTGCTGGCGGAAAATCCTACTTTAGGATTAACGGGACCATCACCAGTTAAAAATAGTATTACAAACGATACAATGTTAATTAATGTTGTTTTGGATGATATTGATTTGGAAAAAACTACAGTTGAACAACTTGGAATATTATCTCCAACAACTGCAGATACAAATTCAGTTAAAATTTATTTGGAGGGAGTTTTAAAACCAACAATGGAAAAATTGGCAACAGACGACACAAATAAATCAGGTAATCTTGTTTTTAGCCCTTTGTTTACTTTTGCAACCACGACAGGAGCTTTTAACGGAACTCCAAGATTTGAAGAATTAATTCGCCAAATGGAGGCAGAAGCAAATAGACAATTAACTCAATATGAAACTGCATTAACCGCAGATTTTGCTAAAAAAATTGAAGACACGACAATTGGATTTGGATTTAAACCTACAGTTAGAAATATTTGTGCAGTTATTATGGCGTCAGCCGAGGCGTTTATTAGATTGTTAGATGATACACATACAACCGCTTGGAATGTAAAATATGACCCTGTTAGAAAAAGTGCGATATTAGATAACACATCTTCAGCGCCTGGTACAGATACAAGAGATAACCTTAATATAAGTCAAAAATCTTTAAATGAAAATCAAGGGTTATCAACTGCTCAAATACCTGTATACCCTTGGCCTCAGTTTTTTGTTGAAACACCTAATGATAAAAAGGGTAGATTCCAATTAAAATATATTGCAGACCCATCAGTTGTTAATTTAACTAAAGGTTATTTATATGACAAATGGCCTGAAGTAGAATTTGTTGAAGAATATATGAGAGGATTAACTCAAAAGTTTAATCCACCAATTGCTGCGGTTCCAACAGATAGCCAATCAACTACAAACATTATTAATTTAAATGCTATTGAATACCCTTCAACAGGTATTGCATATCTTAATAAAGAAGAAATTAAATTTTTCTATGAGATTTGGGAAAGACAATTTTTAACCGCTAACTATAATGGTTTTATTAGGGCAAATTCTAATCAACTAAATCAATTAACAAATTTAGTACTTAGTTCAGAAACAAGTAATATTGTTACAAGTTTAGGGGTAAGCTCACCTTATTTAACTTTGAAGTTAAAAAACTATAATTTAACTGCAGAGAATTACAAAGCCAGTTTGGAAAATTTTTCAAACCAAGGTACAGGTAGGGCGTACCAAGAATTTATTAGAGATTTTTATGTTACACCTTATATAAAAAATATTACAGAAAATTCTTTTAATATTTTAAGTATTGGTGATTTAGGTAAAGAACCACAACTAAGTACTAAATCTGAGGCTTTAGAACAATTAGTTAAATCTGCAAGTAACACACCTTTAATTATTGATACATATCCGTTTACTAACCCAACATGGGTTTCGGGTAATATGAGTTTAAGTGATAGTAGTTCAAGAGATTCGGTTTATAATACAACAAATGTTTTAAAAGTTTTTAAACCAAGAACGGTAATTTCAAACTTTGAAAGTGTGTACGATTATACAACTAATAGGCCTGTTACAAATTTTTCATATTTGAAAGTTTCAAATCCAACCACTGAAATTGTTGCAACAAATCTAACAGTATTTTATGACACCAGAAAAAATCCTGAAATTTTTATACCAACAGAAGGTTATGTTAGTCATATTAGACCAATAACTAACATAACAACAGAAACAACTACAACAATGTTAAACACTCCGTATCTGATAAATGCGATACAAAATGGTGTTTATAATTGGAGAAAAAAAGACAAATATCCTTATGTACAGGCAGCATACCTTTTCATAAATGCATTACCATTAGCAACCTTAAAAGAAAGGTATAAAACAAATGGTGCGTCAGGTGATTTAGATTATATTGCATCTTGTTTTAAAAAGTTTGGGGCTATTCATAAAATTCCATATGCTTGGATGTTAAAGTTAGGTTCTATTTGGTTTAGATATAAAACCTACAAATCTACAGGTATTGATATTTTAGAAAGTGCTTGGAAAAATTTTGATTATAAAACAAACTTTGACCCTATAACAAGTGCGGATACAAAAACATATTCGTTTAAATTTGATGGTGAAAAGAAAATTACATTACAAGAATATGGTAACAACATATCAAAAATACAAACAGGTTTTTATCCTAAAGTAATTAACGACTTTAATGTTTTTTATAATGGTTATGATTTATATAGTGGATATACCGACACTGAAATACAAACGAGTATTGATGGGGGTGTTAAAGTATATAATTTTACTGATTCAAATATTAACTCGTCATTACCAATAGGACTTGCTGGGTCTCAAAACTTCTCAACAATGCAAACTTGGTCTGTAATTTTACCTAACGGAATTCAAGATATATTGGCAAATCCTAACGCATGTTCACCAAACCAAAATACCACAAGTGAAAAATATTATATAGTACCTTCATTTGGTTCACAAATTAACCAAGTAAATACTGAATGTTTAATTAATAATATACCTATATGTCCATTCTTAGATAATCCATCAATTTATAATGGTTCTGTTAGATTATTGTGGAGTGCACCAAATTATGGTTATTTTAATAATGACCAAATAACTAAGCCAAAACCTGATTCATATGTTAATAAAATTTTAACAGGTAATACAAAACAATCGTCTTTTAAATTATTGATTGATGACGAATATTCTAATATTGAAGAAATATTTTCAGTTTTTGATAAAAGTATTTTAGATAAATTTGAACAGGAATTCTTAAACTTTAGTAAACCTGTTGCAGATATTGATTTAGGTCCGCAAGTTGTTGTTCCAATCGGGGCTTCTCCTGTTGACAATAATGCAATCTTTAAAAACTTCCAATACTTATTTAGAAGTTTGATGTCGGTTAATGGAAATAATGGATTATCAACTGGTGATTATTTTAAAACACTTGGTAATACTCAATTAACCTCATTTTCTAATACAATAAAATCATTCTTAGAATATGATGTTGTGTTAAAATATGGTAACCCCGCAAATTATAAAAGAAGAGTTGTTGATTCATTCTTAGCTTATAATGGAGGTACTAATACAATTACAGACCCAATACAATTTAATCCTTATGTTAAAAATACATTACCATCATTAAACGGTATTGTGACTTTATCTCAATCAAAAGCGGCATTCCCAAATGAATGGTTGGCTTTAGAAACAGAAGTAGGGTTTTCAACAATTACAAATCTAAAATATACAGACCAAGGTTCTTATATTACAGATTTCTTTATTGATAATAATATTCAATTTACGGTTGATAATATTGTGTTGTGTTCACAATTAATTAAACAATACGCCACTCAAAAATTATATACACCAACGATTGATAGTACTGAGTTTAAAACCAGACTTCAAACATATTTTAATGGTACAACAGAACTTCAAAATATATTCTTAAACCAAATATTAACAAAAATTAGATTGGAACTTCCTGACCAACAAGAACTTCCTGAAAAAACAATTCAGAGTGTCATTGATGGTCAACAAAGTAAAGTTGAAAATTATGAGATGTTTAAAGCTTTAAACGACAAGTGGATTGCTGGTGGTGACTTTACAACCAAAACATTATTTGAGGATATTTTATTTTTAGATAGAGCATCAAGAAATATTGGAGATACTATTATCATTGACATATTTGCGTTAAAAGAAACTTTATTAGGGAATAAAACAGTTGAAGAAAGTTCTCTTAATATGGACATGAGTGTTTTTACATTCATGAGTGGTTTATTAATTAAAAATAAATTTAATGTAATGCCATTACCCGCGTATGTTAACTTCTATAATGTACAAGACGCGGATGGTACTGTTTTATCTCAAACCGCTGAAGGTTCATTACAATTTGCCGACAACATGTGGGGTACATTTTTAGATGTTGATTACAGAAAATCTGGCCCTAAAATGATTTGTTTCTATGCGGGACTCCCATCCGCTTATTTAGATTTACCTAAAGGAAATTCTAGATTTAGAGATGATGCATTTGAGATGAGAAGAGCATCCGAAAACCCATTAATTGAAAACCAAATTGGTAAAAAAGATTGGGCATTATCTAACAGATGTGTAGGTTTTAATGTGGATATTGGTATTAGAAATCAAAACATTTTTTATTCGTTTAATGTATCAATGGATAGTGGTAAAGCGACTTCAGAATCTATTAACACGCAATTGAATATGGTTAATCAAGCTTCAGGTAGAAATGTTGCAACACAAAATGTTGGACTTTATAATTTATATAAACAAAGAAGTTATCAATGTAATGTTGTTTGTTTAGGTAACGCATTATTACAACCAACAATGTATTTTAACCTTAGACATGTACCAATGTTTAATGGACCATATATGATTACTGAGGTTAAACACTCAATAAGTGCGGGACAATTCCAAACATCATTTAACGGTATTAGACAAGGAATTTATGATTTACCGTCAATTGACAATTACTTACAAAGTATTAATCAAAACTTATTATCACAAATTGAAAGTGTTATTAATAAAAAAGATAATGTCACTGGTAAAGCAATAACTAATGTTAATAAATCTGCATTGTTAACACAACAAGGTGATAACACGGCAGCCGCAACAAATACTTGTACAAATAATTTAGATTCAAATTATAGTACATGGGGTGATTTTGTTAAATCAGAAACAATATCTTTAACACCTTCAGAACTTGTTACTGAAATACAAAAAAAGACAACCAATACTAACTTACAAGTTCTTATTTATATTTTATGTTATGTTAAAACATTTAATAAAGATAAATTCTACGGTTATAACAATAATTTTGCAAATGTTGCCTTAAATGTTTATTACGGAGCTGCAACAAAATATTTTATTCAAAAACAATCATCTTGTGTTAATATTCCAAATTCAACAGGAACTCCAACATCTCAACCAATTGCAAACTTTAAAGACATTGGTTCGTTTATTGATTTCATGATTGCAAGATTAACTCCAAACCTTAATAGAATTTATTACGGAGAGAATGGAAATGCTCCTTTAGGTATTTCAAAATATTATGTTTGTTATTGGCCTAAGGCGGATGTCGCGGAATCTTATTATGATTCAAATTTAGACCAATATAAAAAATTAGAAAAAACATTAAAAGATGCATATAAATCTGCGGGAGACGCTCAATTAAATACAGAGTCTGCAAAATCAATTAGAACTGCAGACCAAACTCAAAAACAAAAAATAGCAAACATATATGCGGGAGTTACAGGTGCTACAAATAATATTAATACAACAACAACAGTTGTTACTACATGTCCTCCACCAACTATAACATCTTTTTCACCATTAACAGGTGTAACGGGAACAATACTTACTATTTCTGGTAAACATCTGGACACTATAACAGGTATAACAATTAATAATGTTACAACAACTACAGGAATTACAATTAACAACCCAACAAATATTGTTGTTTTAGTTCCGTTTAGTAATACAAATGTATCACAAAATAATACAATAACAGTTAAGACTGAAAATGGTAATGCTGTTAGTACAACAAACTTTACATACAATCCAAATCAAACATCACCCGCACAACCTACAGTAATACCTGGCTCTCCACCAAATGTTAATTCAAACCCACAACAAACGGGGCCAATTGTTTTAACCGCAAATACCACATATAACTTAGTTGGTAGTGCAATGAATATGTATGTTGGAATAAATCCTGCTTCAGGTACTTGGAATATTACTAAACAATATACTGAATGGACTTGGAAGGCAGTTAAATTAGTACCTGGACCTAATAACACATTTGTTGAAGAAGTTGTTGGAAGTGGTGATTACAGTAGAGAACTTGAAGATTATGTTAGTAATGATAAACAATATTTTAATATAACTGCATTAGGTATATTAGATATTGTAAAACAAGATATTGATAATGATGAAGAATATAATAAAATAAATAAAATTTATAACAAAATATCATTAATGGCAACATCACCTAATAAGTATGTTAAATTCAATACGACTAATAATCCTAATGATGTAATACCTGATGCATACCAAACATTCCCATTCACGATTAAGTTAAGTTAACTTAAGTCATAAACAATATATTTATATAGAAACATAATTATGGACATTAAATCAGCATTAGATAACTACCTTGGTAAATCAACTAGATTTTCGCAAGAAGATAACGGTGACGGAACTAAACAAGTTTGTGACCTAGATACGGGAGATTGTTATACTGTAAGAGAAAGAGACGGTCTTATTGAAAGAGCTGGACACCAAACAACTGCCAACAGAAAAGTTAGAGTTGAAACCTCTAAAGGTATAAAACAATTATTAAACGGATAACCAAATGACTTTAGATAAAAAAATACTAAGTGAAATTAAAAGATACAACAGTATCAACAAATACATTTCAGAACAAGCTGCAGAACCAGCTCCTGATGATTTAACGGCATTGGCACCTGATGCGGGGGCAGCGCCTCCACCACCACCTGCAGATGCTACGGCAACTCCACCTGAAGCGCCAGCGGCGGAACCAGGAGGAGCTCCAACACCAATTGATGTTGAAAATGACCCTGATATTGAAAAAATAGATGGTGAAGGTAAATCTGAAGAAAAGAAAGACGGTGAAGAAAATGATAGTGAAGAACTTGAAGTAACTGACTTAGTTGATTCCCAAAAAAACATTGAGAAAAAACAAGATGATTATTTTGAAAACTTGTTTGGTCAATTAACTAAATTAGAATCAAGATTGGGAGAGATGGATGCGATTATGAATAAGCTTAACGCTCTTGAAAACAAAATTGAAAAATACAGAGAAAAAACCCCTGAAGAAAAATTAGAACTAAGAAGTTACGATTCATATCCTTTTAATCAAAAATTATCACAATTTTTTGATGATAAAAAAGATGAGATGGAAAAAACGGGAAAAAATGATTATGTTTTAACCCCTGATGATGTAACAGACATTAATGTTAGTGATATTAAGAGTTCTTTCCAAGGAAATGGATTCAAAGACGAATTTGATTATAAATAATATTCTAAAACATATTAATGAAGGTCACCCAAAAGGTGACCTTTTTTATTTGACAAATGATACAAACTATACTATATTTGTAAGACAACTTAACAATTTAAAATAAAGAAAAACATGATGAGTTCATTAGACGCCGTATTGGCACAGTACGAAAAAGCACAACAAGGGGGCGGGGCCCAAAGTAAAATGTCGCAAGACGAAAGAATGAAAAAGTATTTCGCTTTAATCCTTGGGGATAAAGAGAAATCAGGACAGAGAAGAGTAAGAATTCTTCCAACACAAGATGGTAGTTCACCATTTAAAGAAGCTTGGTACCACGAAATTCAAGTTGGTGGTCAATGGCAAAAATTCTATGACCCAGGAAAGAACGACAATGAGCGTTCCCCTTTAAATGAGGTTTATGAAGAATTGATGTCAACAGGTAAAGAATCTGATAAAGAGTTGGCGAAACAATACAAGTCTCGTAAATTCTATATCGTAAAAGTTATTGACAGAGACCGAGAAGAAGACGGCCCAAAATTTTGGAGATTTAAACACAATTACAAGAACGATGGTATCTTGGACAAAATCATTCCAATTTGGAGAAACAAAGGTGACATCACTGACCCTGAAAAAGGACGTGACCTTATCATTGAATTGACAAAATCTAAAACACCTGCAGGTAAAGAATACACAAGTGTATCTACAATTATGTATGACGACCCAACAGCAATACACGAAGAAAAAGTTCAAGGTGATTCTTGGATTAATGATGAATTGACTTGGTTAGATGTATATTCTAAAAAACCTGTTGACTATCTTGAGGCAATCGCTCGTGGAGAAACTCCAAAATGGGATAGTGAAAAAGGTGGGTACGTTTATTTAAACGATACTGAATCTACAACATCTATGGGTGGAGCAAAAAAAGATGAAGCAAAGGCACCTATCGTTGACCCCCAAGCAAATGACGAGGTTGACACTGAATTACCTTTCTAATAAAACAAAACACATCATGTATGGTATCTTGTATGGTACCATGCATGATTAATTTATATCATATATGGCAATAAAGAAAAACGATTTCAGCGCAGTTAAGAAGAAATTCTCAACCTCCGCAAAATACAAACCCCAAAGATTTTTTGACTTAGGACAAGATTTCTTAGATGCGGTTGGATTACCTGGTCCTGCTATAGGACATTTGAATATGTTCTTGGGTCACTCAGATACAGGAAAAACTACAGCATTGGTTAAAACTGCCGTTGATGCTCAGAAAAAAGGTATTCTACCTGTGTTCATTATTACCGAACAAAAATGGTCTTTTGAACATGCGAAACTTATGGGTTTTGAATGTGAAGAAGTTGTTGATGAATCAACAGGTGAAGTTGATTGGGATGGTTTTTACATCTTTAATAATGACTTTGACTACATTGAGCAAATTACGGACTACATCAATAGTTTGTTAGATGCGCAAGAAAAAGGTGAGTTAGATTATAGTTTATTATTCTTATGGGATTCTGTTGGTTCAGTTCCTTGTAAGATGACTTACGAAGGTAAGGGTGGTAAACAACACAATGCATCTACGTTAGCAGACAAAATTGGTATGGGTATCAACCAACGTATTTCAGGTTCTCGTAAAGCGGATTCAAAATATGAAAACACATTGGTTATTGTTAACCAACCTTGGGTTGAGTTACCTGACAATCCATTCGGTCAACCAAAAATTAAAGCAAAAGGAGGAGAGGCCATTTGGTTAAACTCATCATTGGTGTTTTTATTTGGTAACCAAAAAGGTGCGGGAACAAACAAGATTACCGCAACAAAAGATAAGAGAAGTGTAAAGTTTGCAATTAGAACTAAAGTTTCCGTAATGAAAAACCACATCAATGGGTTAGGTTACGAAGATGGAAAGATAATTGTAACACCACACGGTTTCTTAGCAGGAAAAGAAGCGTCAGAAGAGAAGGTGTCTATTGAATCATACAAAAAAGAATATGCTGACTATTGGAAAGATATTCTTGGTGTTACTTCATTGGATTTTGACTTAAAAGAAGAAAAAGAAGATTAGTATATTGTTTCACATTTTAAATCACAATCGTGATTAAAACATTATTAGTAGACGGAGATAATTTATTTAAGATAGGATTCCATGGAGCCAAGGATGTGTATAACGACGGGGCTCATGTGGGTGGAGTATTTCACTTTGTGAACATACTCCGCAAATTCCTTGATGAACACAACCATGATAAAGTTGTTGTGTTTTGGGATGGAGATTCAAATTCATCTATTAGAAAAAGTCTATACCCACAATACAAAGCGAATAGAAGACAAGATATGAATGAGTACAAGTACGAATCGTATTTGTATCAAAAGTCTCGTGTTAAACAATACTTAGAAGAAGTGTTTGTTCGTCAGGTTGAGATGGTTAGTAATGAGGCGGATGACCTTATTGCATACTATTGTAAGATATCCAAGGATGAGAATATTATTATTTTTTCTGCGGATAAAGACCTAACACAACTTATTTCGGAAAGAGTTACAATCTATTCTCCAATTACAAAACAATACTTCAAGAATGGTGATATGATTACCATTAATAAAGTGGACATTCCACATTATAATGTATTGTTAACTAAGATATTCACTGGAGACAAATCAGATAACATTGACGGTATTGAAGGTCTTGGGGAAAAAACTTTAATTAAATACTTTCCACAAGTGCAGGAAAAACCATGCACTGTTGAGGAATTACTGTATATTGCAGGAAATATCGAGCAAAAAAAACCAATTAAAACATTGGGTAATATTTTGATTGGTAAAACAAAATCAACTATACTTGGAGAAGAGTTTTATAACACAAACAAAAAGATAGTTGACCTGACAAATCCTTTAATAACTGATGATGGAAAAGAATTAGTTGAACAAATCCTAACTGACACTATAGACCCTACAGATAGGGGATATAAGAACTTAATGAGAATGATGATGGAAGATGGTCTCTTTAAGTATTTACCCAAAAATGACGAAGCTTGGGTTAACTTCCTTACACCATTTATGAAATTAACAAGAAAAGAAAAAAGACACAAAAAATAAAAATTATGAAAGAGCAAGACAGTACCAAAATGGAATTCTTATTGACGTTAAACGACAATATTGTGGTTCAAAGATTTTTCAATGTTAGAGGGTATAATCCTAAAGCAAAAAACTCTTTAGATTTACATTATTTCTTGGAACAGTTCCAACAAGAATTACATTATCATTTAAAAATGAAAACCGTTATCTATATGATTGATAACAAAGACGCGATTTGTGCGGACCCAACAATTATGGAGACATCATACACTGATGGTAAAGAAGATTTTAACATTTATGTTAAAGTTGGGGAACAGACAATTTGTCATAGAAATTTTGATGGAAAATTATATCCACCAAAAGTTCGTTATACCGTTGATGTACGACCATTCTTAAAAGAAGTTTTAAGAGAATTGACTGACATTTTTTCAGCCCAAAAATTAAGTTACCAATATTTGAACTTTGACCTAAACAGCTAAATATTTAATTAAACAAGGGATGCAAATATAACATATGAACAAGAATTTCGACTACTTAGGGAACACCTTCCAAATACAACTTTTAAACCAAATTATCGTAGATAAAGAATTTTCTACATCTATTATGGATGTAATAGAAAGTTCTTACTTTGATAACAAATACTTCAAAATCATTTTACAAATGACTAAGGAGTATCATGCAAAATACCAATCGACCCCTAACTTTGACACTCTTGACCAAATTGTTAAATCTGAAATCTCGCAAGAAATTGTTGCTAAAATAGTTCTTGACACACTTAAACAAGTTAAAGACGCTCCTTTTGAAGGAACTCAATTTGTTCAAGAAAAAGCGTTAAAGTTTTGTAAACAACAGGAACTTCAGAAGGCTATGGACAGAGCCCAAAAAATTATAACAGAAGGTGATTTTGAATCTTATGATAAAGTTGAGGGATTAGTTCGTGAGGCATTACAAGTAGGCGAAAGAGATTTGGGAACAACAGATATCTTCTCCAACCTTGAGACAGTACTTGACGAGGATTTTAGACACCCAATTCCGATGGGAATACCAGGAATTGATAAACTACTTAAGGGTGGTTTAGCAAAGGGTGAGATTGGGGTTATATTGGCTCCTACGGGGGTTGGTAAAACTACCATCTTAACTAAGATTGCCAACACAGCATTCAATCTTGGGTATAATGTCCTCCAAATATTTTTTGAAGACAACCCAAAGATTGTACAACGTAAACATTTTACACTTTGGACTGGTATTGAACCTGATAATCTTGTAATACATAAAGAAACGGTTATGAGTAAAATTACCGAGATTAAAGAAACTATGAAGAACGAGTTAATTTTAAAAAAATTACCTTCAGATTCTATGACTATGAATCAAATCAAAAACCAAATCAGAAAAATGATTGCTGATGGTACAAAGATTGACTTGGTTCTTTTGGATTACATCGACTGTGTTGTACCTGAAAGTTCAAGTAAAGACGAATGGAAAGCAGAAGGTTCGGTAATGAGAGGATTTGAGGCAATGTGTCACGAGTTATCATTAGTTGGTTGGACAGCAACTCAAGGTAATAGGTCATCAATTTCATCTGAAGTTGTGACTACAGACCAAATGGGTGGGTCAATCAAGAAAGCACAAGTAGGTCACGTTATCATTTCCTTGGCTAAAACTTTAACACAAAAAGAAATGAATTTGGCAACCATTGCAATTACTAAGTCACGTATTGGTAAAGATGGGGTTGTTTTTGAAAACTGTAAATTTAACAATGAATTACTTGAAATTGATACTGAAAGTTCAGTAACATTCTTAGGGTTTGAAGAACAACAGGAAGAAAGAAAACGTGATAGAGTTAAAGAACTTTTGGAAAAAAGAAAACAAAGAGAACAACAATCGTAAAAAAATAACAAAAATAACTATGGAAAACATTTTAAAAGAAAACCCTAACAGGTTCGTTATCTTCCCTATTGAACACAATGATATATGGGAGTATTATAAACAACATCAAGCAGCATTTTGGACTGCAGAAGAAATTGATTTAACAAATGATATTCGTGATTGGGAGAATTTATCAGACAATGAAAAACACTTTGTTAAAAATGTACTGTCATTTTTTGCTGCTTCTGATGGTATTGTAAATGAGAATTTGGCGGAAAACTTCTTAAAAGAAGTTCAGTATCCTGAGGCAAAATTCTTTTACGGGTTCCAACTTATGATGGAGAATATACATTCATTAATGTATTCTCTTCTTATTGATACATATGTCTCAAGTGCAGAAGAAAAAGATGAATGTTTCCATGCAATTGATAGATTACCTGCGGTACAAAAGAAGGCAAAATGGGCTCTTGATTGGATTGAAAATGCATCTTTCCAAGAAAGATTGGTTGCCTTTGCGGCTGTTGAAGGTATCTTCTTCTCAGGTTCATTCTGTTCAATTTTTTGGATGAAATCAAGAGGAATTATGCAAGGGTTATGTAATGCTAATTCATTAATCTTTAAAGATGAAAATCTACACTGTGATTTTGCAATTCACTTGTTGAATAATCACATAGAAAACAAACCAAGTGAAAAAAGAATTAGAGAAATCTTATTATCTGCATTGGAAATTGAAAAAGAATTTATCACCGAATCATTACCAGTTTCACTTATTGGTATGAACTCAAACTTAATGAAACAATATCTTGAGTTTGTTGTTGATGGATTGTTAATTAAGCTTGGTTGTAAAAAAGAATTTAATGTTGAACAACCCTTTAAATTCATGGAACAAATTGCGGTTGAAACTAAAGGAAACTTCTTTGAGTCAAGAACCGTAGAATACCAAAAAGCTAAATTAAATGAGACAATTTCTTTTGAGGAAGATTTCTAATATAAAACAATATGATGTCATTAAAAATTAAAAAAAGAGATGGAGAGGACGCTTCCTTTAATCCACAAAAAATTTACAATAGAATTAAAAGAGCTGCAAAAGGGTTAAATGTTAATTCGGACGAGATTTTTATTAAAGTTATAACTTCAGTACCAACTGAAGGGTTAATTACAACAAAAGAGTTAGATAAACTTGTATATGAAATTGCTGCCGCTTATACTGGTAGTCATCATGACTATTCAAGATTAGCATCTTCAGTTGCAATTTCTTCTTACCATAAGGAAACTAAAGATAGTTTTTGTGAAACTATTATGGAATTACATTCTACTGGCGTAATCAATGAAAAGTTAATTGAAGTTATGAGCTCTTATGGTCATGACAAAATTGATGAGGTTATTAATCATGAGAAAGATTATAACTTTGATTACTTTGCGTGGCGTTCATTACAAGAAATGTACTTGTTAAAGACACCTCAAGGTAAAGTAGTTGAAAGACCACAACACATGTATATGAGAGTTGCTTTATGGGTAACAAATTCATTTGAAGAAGCTGTTGAATACTACAACTCATTGTCAAACCAACTTATTTCACCAGCAACACCAATCATTATTAATTCAGGAACAAAAGTCCCTCAATTAGCATCTTGTGTATTACATTATAATAACTCAGATTCACGTAATGGTTTATTACAAACCCTGAATGATATTTCAACTTATTCTTCAGACGCTGCGGGAATTGGATTATCAATGTCTAATATCAGAAGTAAAGAAAGTCGTATTAATTCATCAGGTGGATTTGCGGGTGGATTGTTAAAGTATTTAAAAATTGTTAACGAGTCATTGAGATTCTTTAACCAACAAGGAAGACGACCTGGTAGTGCTGCTATATATATTGAACCATGGCACAAAGATGTTATGGACTTGTTAGATATCAAAAAGAACACAGGTGCGGAAGAATTAAGAGCAAGAGATTTATTCACAGCTCTTTGGATTCCCGACAACTTCATGAGAGCAGTAAAGGAAAGTGCTGATTGGTATTTATTCTGCCCTAACGATATTATTAAAGCTGGCATTAAACCACTTCAAGAATGTTACGGTAGTGAATATGAAACAAATTATAACAAAGCTGTTGAGTTAGGTATTGGTAAAAAAGTTAAGGCTCAAGATATTTGGACTAAGATTATTGAATCACAAGTTGAGACAGGTGTTCCTTACTTATGTTCTAAAGACAATGCTAACAAGAAAACAAATCACCAAAACATTGGTGTGATTAAACAATCAAACCTTTGTAATGAGATTTACCAATATACCGATGAAGAAACTACCGCAATATGCACATTATCTTCAATGGTATTGAAAAACTTTATTGAGAAAGGTGAGTTTGATTTTAACCTACTTTATAGTGAAGTAAGAAAGGTTGTTAGTGCTCTTAACAAAGTTATTGATATTAATAGTTACTCAACTGAAAAAGGTAGAAAAGGTGGATTGGACCAAAGAGCAATTGCGATTGGTACTCAAGGTTTGGCTGACGTATTTTATTTGATGGATTACATTTTCACATCTGAAGAAGCTAAGAAATTAAATAAAACTATTTTTGAAACTATCTACTTT